TAACAGCAAGACCCTGGGTCCCACTTCCATTATACGAAGCATGAGCAGCTACAGCTCCAGACATTTTTATTTAATATACGAATATATTTTTTTTTTAAATTAAATTCGTATATTAATTTTATTCAATAAAAGTATTAATATAATGTTATGGAAGAACCCCCGTCATAATAAAACATACTAGTCTCTCCTCTACATGTAATGTTAATTCTAGAATTTTCAGGAATTGAGATTCCCTCATCTGGTATTCCATTATTGATAGTAAAGAACAACTGTAACAGTATATCATCAAATCTATTGAGAGGTATACTAGATGCACCAAAAGCTCTAGATCCCAAAGGAAATACATAATAAATTTTATCTAACTTTTGTTTATCAAATCCGAATTCATTTGAATATAAACCCAAAGAATTTGATCCCATTATCAAACTGTTAGATTCTACTCTACCAGAATGAGTAGTTCCATTTAAAAATATCTCCGCCGATTTTAAATATGGTATTTTATTTTTATCTGTTATTTCTGGGAAATCTAATGATATTATCAAGTGAGAACTGTATAATGAAAATGTGTCCAATTTAATATCTAAATACATTTCTCTATGAAGTACATCTGGAAATTTATCAAATGTTATATTTTGAGACACTTTAATTCTCTTATTTATTCTTTCAATTTCATGATTGGCTTTTATATTGGCTTTCTCTTCATCTGATATAGCAATGTAATCTCCATACATAGATGCAGACATCTTTATATTGGGTTTCCATAATTCAGGAACATTAGTTATGTATCTTCCTGTTTTATCGGACGAATATAATGTATAAATAGGGGCTTCATATCCTTGATAAGCGTATAGATTAGATGTATCAAATATATCATCAACATTAGAATACTCAACTTTTATTTTTATTCTCTGTCCACTGGATAAGAAATTTAAATAACTTTCTTCGTAGTGGTTAGAATAATTTATCTGTGTCTGTTTTGAATTACCGGATAAAACTGGGATGGGAATAACGGCCTGGTATTTTTTCCCGGGAATCCATTTTAAATCCCCAGTTGTTTCCCTAGTACCATCTGATCTAACAAAACCAGAACATTGTAATTTTAAACTTTTATATGCACTCTCAGACAATTCTGTTGCGTGTATAGCATTAAGATCTTCGTTTTCTAATGTTTGCCAAACCTGCGTACCAATCTGAAATTGAACTCTTTTTATTATCTTTGATAATGGATTATTTACTTTAGTTTTTAGATTAGATTTAGCCCAATGAGGTTTAATATAATCCTCTAATTTAGGAGGATAAACAGCCTGATCAGGAACTGTGTCCCATTGTTTAGTCCAATGTAAAGACCCAGAATAATTGGATTTTACATCCGGTAAATTAACAAAATCTGTTATGTCATGGTTTAATTTTATCTGGGCTTCATTTACTAACTTAAAAACTTCATCATATGTTATTGGTTTTTCACCTGTATTTCTTTTTGGTAAAGAGTAAATTGTTTTATCAGATTTTTTAATTTTATAAATGTATGCCCGTCCCACGTCGTTATAACTTCTTCTTGGAATTGCAGATGTAGTACCTATAGTTGACATATAAGGCGCACCTGATATAACGGTATTACCATCCCCACTGACAGCTATAGACCATCCAAGACCCTCTCCTTTATTACCACTGTAAGGAATTTGTCCAGAATATACTAAATCCCTGTCTATGTGTTCGTAACCTCCATTAACTGAAAAATAATTAGTAATAAAATCTATACCTCCATATTTATGCCAGGGTTGTTCCCATGTTGTTGTTAAATCACCGTCATATCTTACAGAATTATAAAATGCTGTATCATAATTAGAATCCTTGTATGTAACAGATGCATAATTATTACTTATTAGTGTAGCGTTTGCACCATCAGTCAAGGTTGAAAGCTCTGCGTTGTTTTTGTACATTGTTATTATCTCAGCTTGTGTAAGAGGTCCATCCCAAACCCCTGTATTATTTATAAGAGCGTTTAAATATTTTGCATTTCCCACTCGTATAGTAGTAGTATAATTTACTGTATCCACTGTTACTCCTGTTGTATATTCTACACCCCCGGAGTGTGTACCACCTAATGTAGTAGATAATCTAAAAGGATGAGTAGGACTTGAAGACCAATCAAATACATATGTATTACCTTCTAATAATTCAAGATTTGGTTGTTGTTGACCATCTATAAAATATTTATTACCTCCTACATTTTGATGAGTAACTGTTAAATTGGTTGTTGTTCTGGGGTGTATATATTCAGGAATTACAATATTTGCTTCTCCTATATAAAAATAATTATTATAATATTGATTATTTGAAGGATAGTAATATAACTTAGAATGTTGAATAGTTTTAGGAACTACAAAGGTTGTTATATTATTAACTGTATCTACAGTCACTCCTGTTGTATATTCTACACCACCCCCATGCGTACCACCCTGTGTTGTTGAGAATCTAATATCAGGTGGTGGTGTTTGGCCTGAATTATTGGTCACCGTGAATATGTATGTTTTACCCGCGATAAGTTCTATTGTTGGATTAGCATCATTGTTGTACACAGGGGCTCCATTCATATGAAAATAATAAGTTACACCGTAATCTTGTGATCCATTATTATGAAAATCTGCTATAACATTATAATTAACTGTACCGTATGTGTTTTGTACTGGCGTATATGCTACACCCCCCATACCAGAATGATTTCCACAGTAATAATATAAATCTGGGGCGCTGCCACCATCCCAACCAATATAAGAATCTTCCCCATATGTTTCCTGTCCATGAGCTATTTCTTCGGTAGTGTAATCGTGAAATCCTATAAGATTTCCATTTACATAAAAACTAATAACACTCCCGGATTTAGAAACTACATAAAAATTAGTATCTCCCTTATATGCTAAAAAGGTTCCTAATTCAGTCGCTAATCTTGTATTAGATGAATAAAACTTTTCATTCATACCCGCAACGGGGGGATATATGTATCCACCGTTTGCTGCGTGAAATGTTACACCTATAAGATCCCAGTCTCCATTTGTATATGTATTATCAAAATTTAAAGGTTTTATTGAAAATTTTCCATATACCCCAGAAGAACCTAGGGTGATAATAGGTGCCTGTTCTGAATCATCTGTACTAAAACCTAAAAACTTACAAGATGCTGCCATGGTCATACTTTGACCAACTGGTATGTTACCATTTAAAGGACTTGGTACATTAAAAACCCCCAATCCTTTATCGGTTAATAGAGGATTTACTGTTGAACCCTGATTTATACCCCCAGTTGCTAAAAACATATTATGAAAATTTTGAGAAGATGTATGGGAGTGTGAATCACCTTTATTTATTTCACCGCTTTCACCGTTTATTTCACCCATTGATTCTACCCAAATATTGGTAGGCATGTAATCATAAACCTTTATTTTTCCCGCTTCTAATTTAGGTTTCTTTTGCTCCGATATATTTGCCGAACTGGTCCATGGGTACTCTTTTGATATATATGTTTGATCTACTCCTAATAACATCGCCTGTGTTGGGAATAAAGGAAGATGAGAAGTTAAATATGTATTTGATATTGGAGACCCAACTATTAATCTATTTCCGTTATCCGATATTGAAAATTCTCCAGGTTCCATATTTATTTGCTGAGGGTTTCCATTAGAATCTTGAACCTGTACCCAATTAGGATGTCCTGCATCAGGAGGTGTATAAGGTAAGTTACCTATTAAAGACAACTTTGAATATATTTTCAATAATCCGGGCTCAAGATTTGAATGTTCTCCAAGGGCACGTGGTGCTCCTATTACAATTCTTGAACCATCCCCTGATATACGAACAGGTGAACTACATATTGTATTACCTCCAGTACCAGGACCTTGAGATACAATCGAAACAACAGTGGAAGCCCCTGTCCACGAACCCGAAAGAGCATTATTTGCACCAGCTGTACCTCTAGGATTATTACTTTCGGTATTAGGTACGTAATTCCTTAAATTTAAAATGTCTGAATTATTCCACGTATTATTATTGATATCATATTCCCATACATAAACAGAATTATTGGTAAAATTAGCAGTTACTAAGACTGTTCCATTATTTGTCATGGATATAGAATCCGCTACACCAGTTATTCCAGTTCCCATTTGAACCCAGGAAGAATTTTCCCATTTAAATACTTGCGCAGGAGACATATAAGATGTTACTGCTAGTTTATTACCATCTTCTGACAACTGAACATTATTTCCAAAACCACTTCCCCATACACTTTCTGGTAGTGGATAGATGCCGTAATTATTATTAAACGTATAGTCATTGTTACCGGTATAAACACCCTGGTTATAATACTGTTCTATGTTATTATTAACATCTGCAACACCACCCATAGCAGCATTTCCATCTGTTTTATAATCAACAAGAGTCCAAATACCAGATTTGTAATCATATGTACTTACAGCGTTATTAGGACCTCCAGCTTCTCCTATAACTAATCTTGTTCCATCTCCATTTAGAGATACATGGTGTTTACACCCTGGAGCCCATGGGGTTTTTTGTTTTAATATTGGATAAGGATCACCTGGTGAGATGTATTTAGGATTTATTGGGTCAATGTATATATATTCTTGTGTTCCAGGTCTTTTTATACTTTTTGCTCCATATGGGTAAGAAGCTAAATTACTGTCAGATGCACTGAAAACTTTATTTAATACCCATTTGTCTCCATCTTTTTTATATAATCTAACTTTACCAGCTCTTTTAGGATTTGAAGGAAATAATATAGCCCCCGAATTCAAAGCGGAGCTCCACGATGATGTATGAGATGAATCTTCTTGACCATAAGGCCAGTACTGATCCCGGGGGTTAGATTGAGGATTTATATTAGCACTTTGTTGATGAAGATTATCTGTTAATGTCTGATTATTGGAACTTTGTTCACATCCATACATCCTACCCTGACTAACAACCAATGTACTCCCATCTCTGCTGATAGTAGTTGCATAACCATAATGATCAAAGTTTTGATGAGAAGGTAAAACATCAGGGGCATCTTCTATTGGATCTATCCTTTCTAAGGAAAATGAATAACTTCCATCAGGTGGGTTATCAGTATTATTAGAAATGAATTCACCTGTTTTTGAAAATAAATATTCTCCCTTATCGAAGGTATGATTAGAAGGCTTGTTGGGCCATCCAGATGGAGATTTCCCATCCTGAGAACCAAAAAGACTTGTTGTTTCCATTCCTGGAAGACCTAAAAATTCATTTGATGTATGAGATCTATTATCAGGTGGTGTTATAAGTTTGTTTATAGGTCTTATGTCTGAATAATTATAATAGTCTACCAAATTTTTAACATCTTCACATGACAAATAAGATATGAAAAAATCATCTGCTAATATCCCCGGAGAAGAATATATAGCCAATTTACCATCTCTATCTAAACCAATATGTTCGTTACCTGTTCTTAATAATCTTTTAGAATCATTGAATGATAAGTATTTGGGTATATAACTAAGATCATGGGGTCTATAAGTAGTTTGATATATTGAAGGAACCAATGAATCGCTTATTAAATTATCGTGACCTATATAATTTGGGCTTTCTTTTAATGTTTTAGAATAATATCCATTCATGAGAATACTCATTGGACGAGGGTCTCCTAGAGAGTATTCCTCTCTATCTGAAAACAATTCAAGTCTTGCATGTTTACTAACTCTCATATCAGGATTAAAAAGGTATTCTTTTGTATTACCTCCTAAATAAGTAGTCCCATCTAAAAATTCAACAAGTGTAGGTCGTGCTATTCCATATAGAGGTAAATTTTCAAGTTGTAAAAAATCTCTTGGTTTCCAGTCCCATTCTGGATAACTAGGAATATCATCTGCTTGCATGAATGGATGAAGGTTATTTAAAGGACTTGGGTAATTAGGTGCATACGTATCTTCTCTCCAACCATTAGGATATCCAATTTGAATACCCTGTGGTTTATTAGAGTCTTTAGAAGTTCCTCTAATTCTATACATAATGGGTTCTGTTAAATCCCATAAGGTTATAGATTCTTTACTAGAAGGTCTTCTCATTAAAGTTGTTAATGTTTGAGGAGGTCCATCATTAAGAGGAGTTTCTGGTATATCTAAATCAACGACTATAGATAAATATATATTACCTAATGCATCTACATCTTTAGATACTTCAAAAACTTGAGTTCCTCCCCAAGATACTTCTTTTGTAGAAATGGAACTAGGTATTTCTTTGATACTACTTCCGTATATAATTTGTTTAGTAGTATCATTTTTATTCCAAAATACAGACATTAAATCTCCTGTGTCATTTATCTTATCAGTAACTGCTAAAGCTTGTGTACCAGATTTATCATATGAAGATATTGCTGCATATGGTCCGGTTGCCATATAGTATATTATTAATATAATATAATATATTACAACTTAAATCGTAAATAAATTAGTATTCCATTTTGGCAGTTCCATCTTTATATAATAAACCAGCTTTTCCTCTAGCGAGTACATTGATATTGACACTTGATAGTATTTCTCCACTGTCTTCGTATAAAGGTGTGTCAAAAATAAATTCCATACTTATACTATCGAACTTACTAAATGGTATAGAAGAACCTCCAAAAGCTTTACTGGCTAGAGGGTATACATAATTATTAACCGTTGAATTTAAATTATCTTTATCATTGTTGTATTCGTTATTATATAAACCTAGTGTTTTAGATGAAAATGTTTTCATAAAAGAAGCTTCAAGAATAGAATGTGGTTTAGAATTTAAAAATAGCTGTGCGGTTTTTAAATATGGCATTTTTAAAACATCGAAATATTCTAAATTTATTATTATATGGGATGCATATAAAGACAATGAATCTAAATTAACACTCATAGGTTTTAAACCTGTTATATTTAATAAGTTTGTATTTATACTTTGAGATGTATTAATTACCTTGTTTATACCTCCTGGTGTATTTTTTAAATTATCCAATTCTTCTCTATTCATTACTATTTTTTGACCATACATTTTAGAGTTAAAAGAAATCTTAGGATTCCAAGGTTCTGGGACATTTGTTACATATAATCCTGTTCCAGAAGATTTTCCTGTTGTTTCATATCTAGCTCCATCTTTTACTAAAGAACTTGGATTACCGTTAGAATCTTGTCCGTCTTCTATTTTATTAGTTACATGGGGAACTCTATATATAGGAGCCGTGTAACCTTGCATAGCAGATACATTATTTGTATCCCATATTTTCTCTAATTCGTTGTAATAAACCTTTACCGTAAATTTAGAATCAGGTGCTATACCTGCTAAAAACCCGTTTTCGGAGATATTTGTAAAATTATTAAATCTTGGATCTACTGAACTTGTAAATCCGGGTATAGGAATAGTTAAATCATAACTCTTACCAGGAATCCATTTTTCGTTAGAGTTTTCTTTTCGTGTACCATCGCTTAATGTTCTGCCTCTAGAATTAGAACCAAATACATTATATAAACTTTCTGTCATTTCTGTTGAATATATAGATAAAAGATCCTTATTTTCTATAGTTTGCCATACTTTGTCATTTACTATTATTTCTATTTTTTTAAGTATATTAAATATAGGAAAATCAACTTTAGATTTCAAGTCTGAATCCGCCCATTGAGGATTTTGATAATCTCCTTTTAACGGTGGATAATAAGCTCCGTCTGGTACAGAATTAAATTGTTTATCCCATCTTATGGGTTCTCCGATGTCAGGTAAATTAATAAAATCTGTTATGTCATGATTTAATCTAATCTGTGCATCATTTACAATATTGTAACCATCTGTATATTTCATTTTCTTATTAGATTTATTTTCAATATGAGGTAAAGGTGGATTATGTGTATATTTTCCTATTTCAAATAAATAAGATCTACCCACTTCCTCATCGGTCTCGCGAATGTGTGAACGAAGAGATGTATCAGCTAATAATACCGATGACACAGGATCACCATCTTCAATTAGAGAACTTTGACCAACTTCATGTATAGAATATGCCGCACTCATACCTCCTCCGGGATACCAATCAAGTTTTTCTTGAATTTTACCGATGGTAGAAGTAAATGGAGCTCCAGCTAATATAGTATTTCCATCCCCACTCATTGATACAGAAATTCCTAATCCATCTGCATTCCCTTCATAAACGCCATATCTTCCAAAGGTTCCTGGCCAGGACTTTTGTTTAGAATTGGATCTTTCACCACTGCTAGCATCCATATCTAAAGTGTGCACCCAAGAACCTGAAATGTATTCATATAATTGTATTTCTCCGTTAGAAAACCTAGGTCTATTTGAACGCATACCCAGTGACGCTTCACTTCCATACTCACCCCACCCATCTATAGCTCCTAAGAATGTATCAAAAAAAGGTCCTCCTCTTTTGTTAATGTATCTAGAATTTATATCTTCTCCAAAAGGTAAATCGAATTTGATATCAGGTTGCCCAAAAAGCCCTTCTAGTCCTCTCATGTATTCTATACGACCATTCTCATTAAAAAGGCGTCTAGGATACCGGGATCCATTAGGTAGGGTAATCATTTCTTCTTCGTATTTTTCATAATCAAAATCTTTAGTTCTAGATTTAAAAAATGCATGTTTTTCATATATGTGAGGAGAACCTAATATTAATTTAGTACCATCTCTATTAAAAGCTAAAGAAGTGCCTAAGTAAGAATTTATTTTCCCGTAAATTTTTTTAACAACCGGTTGAGACGTTGGTCCTAGATTTGTATCTTTATTATAAATAGTAATAACAGACATGCCATTTGTTTGTATATTAGATACAGCCCAACATGTGCCATTGTAGTTAATAGCTACTGCATGACCTAATCCTGGAACATCTAAAATTTCTGTAGAAATTAATGTCCAAATTCCATTAATTAAATTATAAACATTAAATCCAGACCCCGACGGGGTGTCGGGGGAAGTTCCTCCTGTCCCCGATGCTCGAATCCCTGTTACTATAGAATAATCTCCTATTATATACGTATTTCCATCGCCACTAAAAGCAAGACTTCCCCCGCGTGAAAAACGATATTTACTCTGCAGCCATTCCTTGTGTAAAGGATGCATGCTAGAAGCCATATACATTTCATATGTCTGCCCAAAGTAAAGACCTTCGTTATAATATCTGTTATAATAATGACTTTCTAATAATGCTGATACAAACGTAGGATGATTAATAGGAAATATAGACGTTGGAGTGCTGTTATCTTCTTGCCAATTTGTACCATCCCAGTTGTATATTTTCACAGAGTGTTCAGTTGTGTATGTATTATTTGGCGAATTATGTTCTGGGCCTGCATATCTTAAAGCTATTCTATTTCCATCTTCAGATAAAGATAAACAAGATCCAAATTCTGAACCAATTGTGTAATATTCAGGTAAATCACCATCTTCTACAAATTGACGAATCCCCGTATGTTGAGGAATAATAGTTTGGGAATGCCCATATTGTACTTCAGATACTTTAGTCCATTTTTTAGTGACATTATTATAATCATAAGTTGTAAAAGAATTATTATCTCCTCCAGCATCTCCTATAACAATACGATTTCCGTCTCCACTTAAATCAACGTGTTGATTATATCCATTGGATACATACCATACGTGTCCTTTAGGTCTATTAGTTAATTTAGAATTAGGGGTTCTAAAGATTTTATTTAATGTCCATGTTCCATTTTCTTTCTTAAAAACCCTAACAAGACCTAGTCTTCTTACTCTATATCTATCTACACCGTTTACATTTGCATAAGCTTCTGATTCATCACCGTACATTCTTCCCTGAGATACAGCATATGTATTTCCATCAGAACTCATAGCCGTACAATAACCATTAAAATCTGATTGATAATAAATTAGATTATCAGGTCTTCTAGGAGGGTCTTCAACGGCTTCTATTTTTTGTAAATAAGAAATTATGTCTCCATCTTGTGGAGTAAATGTTTCGGGGAGATCTCTACTACTCTGAAATAAAGGTCTGTGAGAGATATTATGATTATAATAATCAACTAAGTTATTAATGTCTTGTTTATTTAAATAAGAAATAAATAAATCACTCGCTAAAACTCCTTGAGATCTGTAAACTCTAAATACACCATTTTCATCTACATCTATGTATTCTGTTCCTAGTTTTTTTATCTCCTCCGAGTCGTTATAAGATAAATACTTTGGTAAGTAAGAATAAGTATAAGGATTTAGCGTAGGATGTTCTACATAAGGAATTAAACTTGGTGATATAATATTATCATGACCTTTTCTATTCTTTATAGTATTCAAAGCAGGGGGTTTTTCATCAAGTTCATATACAATACGTAAAATAGTTTTAAAAGTTGCATCAGCTGTGTCCAGGTCCCCCCCTGTAAAATCCAATTCTAAATCAAAACCTGCTATAATTTTTGCATTAGGTGTATCATCAGTTTGACCACCGATATAACTTGCACCCGCAAAAGAAACCCCTCCTAACTGCCCATCAGGCGAAATTCCTATATAAATAGAATATAAAGATAAAAATTTTGAAAACATTTCTGCATAGAAGGGTCCTTTATTTGTAACTTCATTTAAATTATATATACTATTAGGTATTTCTAGTCTAACCCTTGCTGCAGTAGGTTTAAGAAAATTATTAGGATCTTGAATAGGTACAGGAGGAATCTCCGTTTGTGGATATTCAACAACCGCAGGTGATGGGGAGTGGGGTGAGCGGTTAAAACCTACGCCAAAATGCATCGGATTCGTTGATATATTAAAAAAGGATTGATTTTCACTAGCCGAATAATCGTTATTCACACCACCTCCTATAAAATCTCCAACAGGTCTATTGGTTAATAAATTCGGGAAAGAACGTTCAAATAAACCTCTCATTACTATTTCACCATTTCCTGTATGTGTATCTACATTCCAATAAATTGCATGTTTCTGAGGTCCTCCGTTTATAGTATTTGTAACATCGTTTTGTATCTCTGTAAGTATAGAACGAGTTGATGTTATATATAATTCCATCTCTTCGGGGGTTATGTCCCTGTCATTTATTTTATAAGGTTTCCAAAACTCCAATCTTATATACCTCACACCATCTATAGTTTCAAATTCAGCAGTTACATATTTTTCTCCTGGTTTAGTTTGAAACCTTCTTTCATTTGCTCCTTCGTGATTTTCCATTCTTGCATTAAAATTATTTTCCATCCCAATAGTATTAAAACTAGTTTTGTAATCTATTATTTTATACTCTTTTACATGCGCTCTCCCCCCAATAAGCCCATCCCACCCCGTAGGCTGCCCCTGATAATAAGTTATATCACCAGGCCAATTTTTAAATGGATCTGGCATTTTATAATTTGTCATTAAAAACTCCATACGTATTGCATAATCCTCTGGGTAACTATAATGGTCGGACATGTGTTGATTTTGTTCTAGCCATTGATCTGCTGTTATAAGTATATGAGCTATGCTTCCATTTTGTCTAGGATCATCAAAACTTAGAGTAGCCTGAGGATTCCATATATTAGCAGGGTCCTGCGGCCTCCCATCTCCATACGGTTCGGGTGTATTTGTATATGATATACCTGAACTACTATAGACTTGTGTATATTTGCAGAAATAAATATGACTATCCCAATTTCTATTTGGAATAGGCACTACAGTTGATGTAATATTTCCAGACCACGGTAAAACATTGAGTTCAGATGCTATGGTACTAAGTGAATTATATAATTCTGTGTTGTAAGAGTTCAAATTAGCTTGAAGCTGATTATAAGTTACTGTATTTGGAAAATATGCAGAAAACTGTATTACTCTACTTGACGTTCCATCATATGATATAATTCCCGATATATCAGCGTTTATAGGTACTAATTTTTCGTCATTAAATAATGTAGCTGGCGTAAAACTATTCTGATCTGAAACATTGGGATGAGTAAATTCATCATTGAATTTATTTCTTAGTCCATTATGATAATAAGATTGCATTATATTAGAAGATCTAAATCTTTCAGTTGATGTAATAAATTTAGAAACCGTGGAATAACAATTAGATGCTGTTCTACCCTGATCTTGTATAATAAATTCTCCAATTCCAATGTCTTTATCCCTTTGATAAATCAACTCTTCATTATTATTTGGATCTAAATAGGTGTCTTTACAATCAAACTCTTGCACTGTAAATAAGTCTTTATCTTTAACAAGAACATCCTGAATGTCTTCCCAAGCCTGTGCTCTAGGTGCGGAATCTTGATGTACTCCCCATACACCGGGTAAATCTATAGCATCAGCCGGAAGACCATAACTATCAGCAGCATCTAATCCTCCATCCCCACTTCGAAATCCAGAACCTAAATCATTCGCGTCTGTTTTTAAATGTAACCATCCATTTGGAAATCCAATAGGTGTAGGCTTTGGGTGAGTATCTCCTTTTGCTATACCTCTTTTATACCACCCCTTCTTTTCAAGTTTTGAAGGGTCTTTTAGTGCATCTCTAGACGACGGTTTTTGCAGTAAAGTCGTAATAGTCTTAGGACTTAAATCTGCATCAAGTGGAGTATCTGGAGTGTCAAAATCTAATTTAATAGATAAATATAAATCTCCTATACAATCCGTTTCATTGTCTATAGTAAAAGTTTGAACTCCTCCCCATGAAGCTGATTTAGAAGTACCTGATATAGTTAATTCAGATAAACTATGACCATGAACTATTTGCTTATCTTTGTCATTTTTATCCCAAAATAGAGACATTTTTTTATCTTCTCCTGAATATGTATCAGTAGAAGCTAAAGATTGCGTACCAGTATCATTATATACACTTATAGACGCTTCTGCTCCTATAGCATCAGTCATTTATATAATATAAAGATTATATTTAAATAAATGTTAAGCTTTATATTATTTGATAAATTACATTTAAATTTAGGCTGCAAATGATATAGAACCACCTACAGTAGTCTGTACAGTAGTACCTACAGCTGTGGCAACAAGTTTGGGAGAACCTAAACTTGTCCATGCTGATGTAGAATTAAACCCAGTCTTGACTGGTCTTCGAGTGTTTCCACTGATAGTTGAAGCAGCATCAACATTGCTCGCAAAAAGACTTGTTTTTATTCTGATGTTTAGTTTGGCGTTGTTGCATTTAGCCAATGGAATACCCGATGTACTGAACGCCTCATCGGCTAATTTTATTACATATATTCCAGAATCTTTTATGTCTTTTAATCCGAACTCTTCTAAATTAGCTGTTTTTATAGCTGTAGACGGTATGAAACCGGTTCTTTCTCCACCAATTACTAATTCTACCGAATGTAGCCAATCTTTAGTATAACCAACTAAAGGAATATCTGGTAAAAATTCTTTTGTTGTTGAACCTGCACTAGGTAGTTCAAGAACACCGTTATTTTCAATTCCAGTTTTGATATTAGAATTACTTAATCCAGAACCAATTTGATATGTAGATAGAGTTGGTTCGGTTTCGTAATTAGTATGTTTCAATAGTCCTAAACTATTAGTCATAAAATCTCCGTCATTGTTTTCGGGTACAAGGGGGCCGGCTGTCTCTACACCATCTTTACCACTGTACCATCCATCGAATAATGGTTTTTTAGTTAGATCTGACTTCCATGGACCATGTCCAGAGGTACCAGCAGAAGCACTTGTTGCATTGGCTATAGTCTTAGATGCATCATACTTGTTACCCTTTGTAAACGGCCAAGGCTTTGTTAAATCTCCAACAGCAAAGCTGTATGTATTATTATCAACAGCTGGTACTCTTAGAGATAGTAAAAGATGGCTGCAATTGCATTCAAACTTACTGATATCAAAAGATATCTCTTTATACTCCCCTTCTGGCTTAGCAAGAGTAGAATAATTATCACCCGATGCATTTGGAGCGGTTGTAACAGCATTTATAAGTTTTTCAGGATTTTCATACTCGAGTGTCTCTGATGTTTTCAATACCCTATTAACAACATTATTTCTTATAAAATTCTTCTCAGTTTCTGTAATCATATGAGTTGTAACTGTTGCACTGGTTTCAAATTTCCAATTAGTTGGAATCATACTGGCGTTCGATGTTAATTTTTGAATACCAAACACTGGCCATATACCTCCAGCACCATGGAGACCCTCATGTTCATGTCCGGTATTAGCAACGTTTAATGCATCTGTAAACATAACGGGGTCAAATTTATTATAATAAACTTTCATGGATAATGTGTTGGTTGTAGAACCAGCCTGTAAGAAGGCAGAATTCATTCTAGACGATCTTCCGGTGAATGGTATGGAAATAGACCATTCTATAACATTATCCTTAATAGCAGCCGTGCCTACATTTCCTGTATTAGGATTATTAACATTTGTGAAAATATTAGGGTATTCTCCACTGTTATCAGTGCTTCCAGACATTACACATGGATTATTGGTTTCAGTTACATTTCTTGCAAATATAGCGTCAGAAGTAAGAGTATCTACAATCAAACCACCCAATTTTATCTCTAGTTTATGTATAAGAGTTAATAAAAATGTATTTGAAAAGTAAATGGCTGTGCTATTTGCAAAGGATGGGGGGTTATTTCCAGCATCGGAACCCGCGGGTATATCAAATGTCATTCTACCCGTTAGTATAATGTTACTGATAGCATCTATATCATCAGGTAAATCAAATGTATCTTGATTTGTAGCCTGAGATGGAGTTCCGGTTGGGAAACCCTTCATACTACCAACAACGACAGTTTGTCCAGTTCCGTTTATATACTTTGTATTACATTTTGTTAAAAAATCAGATTCTATTAAAGTGTCTTCTTTATATTTATTGGCTCTACATACAGATTGAGAACCAGTTGAATTAAACGTCTTTATGGCTACATTACTAATACCCATGTCTTTTATATAAAGGTATATATTTTTTTTTAAATAAAAACGTTTAAAATGTAATTTTTAAATAATAATGTATAATAATACCTAATGTCTCAATTTGAATGTAATGTCAAAGATTTAATAGATTCCAATACAAACAGAGAGAATAATGAAATTAATGTAGAACCTATAGAAGAGGAAATTGAAAATCAGGTCACAATAGATCAGCAAATTCCCAAACCACAAAATAAAACAAATATTCCTAAGAAGAAGATAACAAATAATCTAAAAACGCCTCAAAGAGAAACTGTAAAGACTACATTTTGGGAGGTGATTTTAAATGATGTGAAAGATAAGAAAAATCATAAGATATTTATGGTAATTATTGGTATGTATCTCTTATTAAATTCTCAGCCAATTTATAAATTAATTTATGATATGTTTCCTTATTTAATGGAATCTGCTACAAAAGTTAACATAAAAGGACAAATTGCAATAGCTATTGCAATTTCTATTGCAGTTATAATTTCAAAGTCTAGTTTATTCATGTAATGTGATTATTTCTTTTTAGACTTAGGCGGACCTATTGATTGAGTTTTATTAGTAATTCTATTTTCCATATTAAATAATATATTTTCAAGTGTGAATTTTTCAAAAACAGGTACTTCTTCCGATTTTGTTTTTGGTTTTTTCCAACCTAATGCACTCTCAAGACCTGGTGTAATAGGTATAGGAGCACTTTGATAATCTCTACAACAACCAAACTCTCCCTCGCTCTCAGATAGACACTTTTGACAAAATCCTGATGGAGTCAACTTGAAGTAAATGTTATTATGAGAATGAAAATCTCCTTTATTTTGACAATACTTAGATTTTGTTGCTATGATATAAACAGGGTTTTCTTTAGATTTTTGTATGATACGAATATCCTCAGATCTATACAAAGGCATAAAATTCTTAAAAAACTTAATAATAGCCTGATATTCATATGAATCTTTATCAAGTCTTACGAATCCTTTTTTTGTAGAAGTATCACCAGTGTCTTCTGTTTCTTCATAAATCTGCATATTAATAGTTTTTGTAATTTCATTAATATCAGTTCTTACACTCGTCTGTTTAATAGCCAATAAATTATTATTATTGTATTCATTTGTTAGTTCAGAATCTACAATTTTACCGTTGTATACTGATTTAATAATGTATACTCTATTTTCATAATGTTTAACACCATCTGATATAGAGCATTTGTCCGACCCAATTAATCTAAGTCCATTAGCATCATAAACACATTTATCTATAATTTTATCCCAATTGTCATAACAGCTTTCAATTTTACCGAATTCTGTAGTAAGACGAACTATGATGTTTTTACGAATAGACTTAGCAATATCTTTATTAACAAAGATGTCTGGCCAATGTAGATGATATCCCTGTTTGATGTATTTTACACCTGATTTAATATTTTCTTTAAATTTATCAGCAGTGGTAATTATACATATGTAAGTCTTTTGATAAATATGTTGAATAACATCTTGTATGACCTTGATGTAATTGGATATATCTATGACCTCAGTTGAATTAAAGTCAAAATCAATAAAAAATTTAAATACATCTGTTTTCCTTTCTACTATACAATTTTTACAATTAATGTACTTTGAATACATTTCTTGAAACAATTCATAATCCTTAGATATATCTAATTTACCTCCATCAAGTAAAAAATGTGTTACATTTTGTTTATTAGAATCTGTTACAATTTTACCAGTAGAATAAAACCACGTTGTTAGTGGATTATCCATTAAGATATACATAATTATATTATAAAACTTTAAATGAATTTCTATCCTTTAAATTTAATTGTTACATTTAAATTATTCGTATATATACCTTTTACAGCACTTGGGGATAAAACTGTACGCTTGTCTTTTCTTTTATTTAGAAGAGTTGTATTCATATCAGAATCTATTAGTGAAATATTACTTATAGCATAATCATAAATTTTATTCTCTAAAACCCACCTAAAAAAATTTAATTGACCAACTGTTGTTATTATTTCTTTATCCAATGTTTCATACCCGGATGTATATTCTTTCCATTTTAATGTATTCATATCTATAATTATTCTTCTTTGTCTACAAAACGGGTCAAAGTATTTTTTAGAATAAGCCTTTAGTTGGTTTTTGTAGTCTAGATATATATTAAAATAAACAGTATCACCGTTTGATTTATATAAAGGATATATAATATTGTATTTCTTTGAATAATTTGTTACCAACCAGTCCAATAATCTTAGACTTAATGGGGTATTTTGATAGACTATATCACGAAGACGAGGCATTTTATTTTTATAGAAAGATAACAGAAAGTTTATAAGTGTTTCTTCTCTAGTAGAAAAAGTCATTTAGATGTAATCTAATTTACCTTTAAATAAATTTAAAGACAGTATGTTATTATACAATATGTAATTAATATAGATGTTATTTGAAATTATAGATGAAGATTATAAAAAACAGATTATATTTTTACTTAATAATAACTGGACCGGAAGAACCGATTATTATTTCCCAGCTCAAACCTCTGTAAATTTGGAAAAGATTCATTTTACAAAACTCAGAGACTATAATTACATATATGCAAAGAAAAATACTACCGACACTAGAAGAGGAATACTATTTACATTTATAAATTCTAATGCAGAAAATGTATCTATCGTGATCCTCAAAGACTTTACTATGTATAATGTGCACATAAACTGCTACCATGAATATTTTTATGGTAGTATATTTGATATTTCATTTACCGAAGAAAAAATTATAATCTGTGATGTATTTATGACAGGGGGTAATAAAGTAAATACCTATTCTTATATGGATAGAATGTCTGAAGCTGAGTATTTTGTAAATAATACAATAGAATCAGAACCTGAATTAAATACGTTAAAATATTTCGATTCTATTTCAGACATTTTAAATGACAAGTTTGAAAATGAAGAACTTTTTATGATACCAAATAATCTACCTATTACAACAGGTATAAATTACTCATGTTTTAAATGGAAACCTACAAATAAAATCACATTTAATTTGTTATTTGAAGATGACAATGAAGATGTAAATGTATACACAACCAACTTTAAAAAATTGAAGCAATTTGCTAAAATTAGAAATAATACGCCGGAGGGTATGGAATACATTAAATTAATCAGAAGCCTTGAAAATTACAAAAGTGGGTGTATAATTGAGGTTAATGTAGACAATGATAAAATGAACATAGTAAAGGTAGACAATGATAAAACAATACCAACAACAATAAGGACAATAGAAAAAATACTTCATATTAAAAAAGAAAATATAACACTTGAAGACATCATTAATCTAAAAAACTGAAACATTTCAATTTTAACTAAATCATTTAAATTCACAAATAAGAATTAATATGATTTAATTACATTACACTAAATACTACACTACATACTACAAGCTAAATTACACATTTACCAGAGACCGAAACGCGAGCGCATGCGGCGACGGTAGGCCGCACGAGCCTTGATGGCAGCCTTGGTCATCTTTAGCTTCTTCTTGCGACCACGGCGGGCGGACTTGCGATTGCGGCGGCGGTAGGCACGGCGCGCGGCGATGGCAGCCTTGGTCATCTTTAGACGTCTCTTGGTGCGTCTGCGGCGGAGAGTCTTTCTGCTTCTGCGGGTACGGCGCTTCTTAATGTAGACCTTGCGGCCCTTGGAGCGGTAGTAGAGAGCACCGGTCTTACCCTTGTAAAGCTTACGCTTGCGACCGGCAACTACAATGGAAGTCTTACCCTTGGAAATCTTGCGGGTACGACGACGGCGGAGGGGCGAGCGCGAACGCTTGCGCTTAGGCGAGCGACGCGAGCGGCGGCGGCGCTTGGCGCCAAAATATAGATCGAGGAGATCGTCAGACATATTTATTTTAATATATACAAAAGAAATTAAATTAAAATTAATTCAAAAATAAAATAAATTAAATTAAAATTTTTATAAATTTGGAAATTACATTATCTCTGAAATTATGTGTATTCATAAATTGCATTAGAATGTCTTTATCTGTTTTTTTCATAGAGAATGGTTCTGGTAATTCATAATCGAATGTAGTGAATATATCTCTACAAATTATGTAATTAAAATTTTCAGTTAATTTTATACCACTTGATACGATATTTTCTATACATTTATGTTTCTTTATTAAATTGTATGCAGTTACTGGTCCTATAAGTGGAATAGACTCCGTATAATCACAACCAGATAGAATGCAGTAATCCACAAAATTATCTATAGACATGTCAATGTCTGTTAGTAGTTTTTCTAAATTTATTTCGGTTATTTGCTTACTGATACTTGTTTTTAGAACATTAGAACAACCAAATGTAAGAGCGTCAGAATCGTCGGTAACAGTATAATCTACTAGTTTGTTTTTTTGAAGAAAAGCACAATATTTTTCAGCATCATTTGGTGCTGTACAATAAGGAATACCAGATTTTTCTAGAAATTCTTTACATTGGTCAATGTGATACTTTTTTACAATTATAATCTGTGATTGTAATTTTTCAATTTCGTTGTTTATTTCAATTTCTTCTTCCTCACTCTGTGGGACTTTTTCCTTGAGTTCGTCTAAACGAATATATATTTTATGTTTAGCAGCCTGTCTCTTTTCTAGTGTAATGTTTTTGGCCTCAGGAGGAACTCCATCAAATATAAAAACAGGTAGAATTCCATTCATTACATAAAATTTTGCCCTATTTGCTATACCAACTAAATGTGAATTCTCGATATTTGATGCATATTTAAATTTGTAGAGTAGTATACTACAATCTATGGCTACAATTTTACCATAGTATTTTCTAATGTCATTTTGTGTTATACTATCGGGAGAATGCTTTTTTATAAGGGCATTTAATCCTCTAATTCCCATTTACATTTTGTATATTTTATTCTTTTAAACTATTAAACGAAATTAAATTAAATAAAATGAATGAATTTAATCAACTATTAGGCATTCAGTAAGAACAACAGGTGAAACGTCTGAATTGTCTTCGGTTGTAATATCTAGAACTCTCTTAGGGTGTTTAAATTCAGGATGAGTCTCAATTCCCGCTTCGCGGTAATGAACTACATCCTTCCAAAACCTGTCTAGAATAGGCAAATTCTTCTTAAGCCACTTATGATTAATGTAAGTTCTTACAATACTCATAGTTTTCGGAGGAAGATATTCAATAAAATCAGAAACTTCAAGTCCGCAAATGAACATATTCAACTGAACTTGAGGATAATAATACTCCGGAATCTTTCCCGGAACAATCTTTCTCTTATAAGGACACTTAACTTCCAATAGAATGGGCTTTGCATTAGGATCTGTTAGACTAATAGAAATACCGTCTGGCGAACCAGCAAGCCAAGGATATTCATCACATCCGTGGACATCTTCATGCGCAATAAGACCAAATTCGTAACTCTTTTGACCAGTTAGTTTACAATACTTCTCAATAGCTTCGTCTTCATACTTTTGACCGTGACGAGTAGCAATATTACCAACAAATGGCTTTGGATCATGACCACATTTCTTAAAAAGTACTTCTTTTGGTTTTTGATAAGGATTCAAGCCTAGAACTGTTCCTGCGTCACTTGATGTCAATTTGTTTTCTCTTTGTTTAAACCACGCATCAGAACGCTGTTCATGCATAGGAATTGATTTCAATTCATTGATTTTGTCCATAAAACTAGTAATTAAATGTGTATGTATTTAATTTTTAAATCATTTTATTTCACCGGCTTAAAGCCTTGGCACAGGCTAAAGTATAACTTATAGATTTCAAAATGTCAAATTGTATTTGTATTACAAAAAATGGATATCAATGCAGTAGACCCGCTGTTATAGGAGATAAGTGTACCCAACACAACAGGAATTATTGTCCTCCTGTTATAAATGACAATGTAGCAGAATTTTCAGGTAGTATTTTAAGGATAAACGAAAACAAATCGTTCATCGATAAACTTGAATTCACTGTATTCGTCCTCAGGGAAGCGCAACAGAAAAGACTTATGGAATATCCAGGAGTTAGAAGTTACAAAAATAAGTTTAGATTAACCAGTGGCGGATATAAATGCCCTAAATGTAATCTGGAAAAAGAGAAATTAACTTGTGCACATATTGGGGTTAAAATTAAAGACGGAATCCGAAAAATTGCTATAGAAAATGGAGAAAAGCTTAATTGGGATACTCGTGAATTGTTCGAATTAGTTAAAGACCTCGAGGATAAATCAACGATTACTATTTGTTGCGCCACGTGTAATAAGTCTTTGGAAAATTAATTTAATTTAAAAATAAGATTTATAATTGATTATTATGAATCCACAACAAAAATACGAACTTCAAAATAGTACATGGTTAAGGCGAAATCTTGAACTGGAAAATAAAAATAATCCTTCAGAAGATAAAACAGCTCTTATAGAATTTTTAAGAAATTCTGATCCACCCACGCGTAAAGGAGTAGTATGCTATAGATGTTTAAAGTATGGGCATTATGCTAACAATTGTCCTACTATAACAGACCCAGAATGGGATAGTAAGGTTATGCGAAAAAATGAGCGAAAACCTGTCCGTCCCGATGGAAAGCCAAGTTCATTATCACCAGAAAAGAAAAAACAGATGGAAATTTACTCGGTAAGGAAACGTATCAGGGTAGAGGAAAGGCGGTTGAAGTCGTTGCGGCAGCGCAACTCTGCGCAGCTGGAAATACTAAATAAAAGACTAAACGAACTATTAATTGTAAACGAACCAAACACTAGCGATTTTCATTCTCAGTTGTAAAAAGTTTTATTGGGGTAATAAATTGTCTTAAGATAATCAGGAATCTGTACTAATTGTATAGGCTCTTTTAGAGCCCTTTTAACTACTTTACCGTCTTTGTATCTTTGTGTTTTTTTGGGATCGGTCTCAAGGTAATAATCTTTTATTTCAGATGAAAGTATTTCCATGCGACTTTTCCATAATCCTGGATGGTTTTTACTATACATAACAGCGAGATCTCCACTTGGTAGCGGTGGAACAAGTTGTCTTTGTAGAATTTGTGTTATGTTAAATTGTGGGTTGGTTTTACTGTTAAAAAGAGGTTCGGATTCATTAGTGTGTCTCCAGCCCAGATAAAGCCTTACTGAATTCCTGGTGAATTTCTGTTTATTAATTTCGTGTATAATGTTCTGGTTAAAGATAATAACCTGTTTTGGTTTAATTTCTATTTTTACTTTGTTTGGATAATCACCCGATATCTTTTCAAAACCGCCACGTCCCGCACACGTGTGTGTACCAGGAACACAGGAGAAATATTGACTACCACTGTCGTCTAAATTTATCCATCCTCCGTAAATGTGATCTGAATCTTTTTGAACACTACAAGTGTCTCTGTGAAAAGACTCACCACTAATACTTGTACCTTCTCTACGGATTGCAACACGGTCAAATAAAGACTCTAAGTAACGTTTATTGTCCATGTATCCAAAAACTCTAGAAAGTTTCTTAAAGAGAATGTATCTTAATTGATACATAACTAGATTATGAAAGCTAGATGGATTACCCAATGCCCCAAATGCTCCTAATACAAATCCGTGTTGTGGATTATCTGTTTTGAAATCCCTCAATTGAAATTTCTTTATTTCTGAAAACCAGTCTGTTTTCCTTAAAAAGTCACTTTCTTTTTTAATCAAATTGAGGTCTATAACTACTATCCCGTAATTTTTTAATTCACTCGCGCATCTTCTGAGATAATCGTTTTCAGCCTTAAAGTATCGTGTTATACACTTTATCAGTTCTTGTCTTTTTTCCTCTTCAGTTGGCATAACTGTTATTTAATGTATACACATTTTTTTAATATGTATTTTTTTTAGTAATTTAATAAATACATATTGTAATGTAATGGATAACCCCGATTCTTTCCCAATTGATGTTGTTATTACTTGGGTAGACACAACAGATGAGGCGTGGATAAAAAGATATGAAAATACTCTTAAAAAGCCGTTTAAAAGATCAGAAAGATGGAGTCCAGATTGTGCTCCACCCGATTCAGAACTTTCATTATGTTTAAAACTTATTCGTAAGAATATGACATGGGTTCGTAATGTATTTATTGTTACACAACAACAGACTCCTGGATGTATTACAAAAAATGAAATACTAATAGATCATTCAGAAATGGGATTAGGTCCTGTATTTAATTCTCTAGCAATCGAATCATCTTTACATAAAATACCTGGTTTATCAGAGCATTTTCTTTATTTCAATGATGACTTTTATGTAGTAAAAGAGGTAACACGTGATTTATTTTTTACAGATGAAGGAAAAACAGTTATTCAACTTTTGGAACAATTTTATGGAACTAATAATATCTGGAATAAGACAATTAAACGTACTTTAAAACTTTACAATTCAGATAATTTAAATTTAATACATCCGCACACCCCTTATCCACTCACAAAGACTCAAATTAATGAGGCTGAAAGACAATTCCCTGAATTGTGGGAAAAATCGCGAAATGCATTATTAAGGGGATCTAAAAAAGAAATTCATCCGATTATGGGTACATATGTTACTTCACTTAAAAATTCTACGGCTATTCAAGACAAAACTTGTAATTTAAAGTACATATACAGTGCATATCCTATAGACATTAGAATGTTTACCCATTGGTTCAATATTTGTCCTCCTCATATTGTATGTATTAATTGGTTTAATACAACTAAAAAAGAATTATACGATTCAATTGAGAAAACACCAAGTTTATATATAAAATTGGCGTTATATCTTATAATTATATTAATTGTAGTTATAGCTATTTACAAATACAAATACATTAGTAAAAAATAAAAGGAATTTAAAACCACTATATATCCATTATTAGATATAAATGGATATATTATGGCGTGAAGTAGTTCTTGCACTTTTTACATTGTTATTTATGTATACAAACACAATCCCCGGATATATTATAGCGATCAACGGGGTATTATGTCATGGGAGTCTTGCACTATCTCTTCCTTATAAACGCGAATTGACAATATTCGACTCGGCCTGTAACATATGTTTAACTGTTTATGTAAATCTATATCCCAGATCTCAGCCTCTCACTGGATTTGTATCATGTTTTTCTTTCTTATGTTGGAGATATAATAATAAATTTAATACAGGGAACTTACATTCGATTGTACATGCAACATGTGTTCAATTACCCTTGTTTATAGGACTAAGACATTATAGTATAGTTAATTTCTCCGATGAGGATAATTTACTTTAATTTCTTGACCGCTACACTTGGTGCGTTCTTCTTTTTCATCTTTTTAGCATCAAATTCTGGTACTTCCTTTGCTTTTTTAGCGTCATAATTCTTTTTACAGTAGCTCCAGAGGTCTTTAGAGCCTATTTTAAATTTACGATTGGGAGTAGCTCTATACCAAAAGACACAGTCTGTTATATTATTACTTCTAGATGTATTATCTAAAACTAAACAGTCATAGCCTTCTGTGCAACTATTAAGTACATCTTGAAAAACTGAAAAATGCGGAAATATACCAAAGAAATTATTATACAACTTTTGTTGATTTTGTATAATATTTTCACGAAGAATAAAGATGTAATCTATGTTAGCTCTAAGGTCCGGGGGTAAATCCATACAATATTGCATTGTCAATAAAAATGTAATCCTCCAATGACGACCATTCATAAATATACCTCGTATATTTGGATCTCTTATCATACGTTTATCATACATACAATCATCCAATAAAACAAATACGTCTTTATCAGAGTCTTTCTTTTTACCATCTATTACTTTTTTTTGACGAGTTACTATTTGCTGTACAATCTCTGGTTTGTATTCAGAATGTATAAGTATCTCAGGTATAAAATTAGAATAAAAAGCATTTCCATCTTCGGTTGCAGATATTGCAACACCCGCATTAATCTTTCGTAGACGATATAATATATCAGCTACTAATGTGCTTTTACCAGTTCCTCTCTTTCCTATAAAAACACAAGTAGCTGGCCCAGAACCTGTTAGTCTTTTTTCTTCTATCTTACGAGGATTAAATTTTGATAGACTTATTGACATAATAATTTAACTAAATATTATTAATTATAATAATCAGACGTATCTAAATTATCCGGTTCTAGTGTTGCATATGAAACAATAAAACTAATAAAAAATCCTAGGATTATACTTCCTAGAAAAATTAAAGTTTCATTATTTTTCTCTTCATCGGGTTTATCTTTTTGAATGTATTTATTTATACCTAAGCATAAACATACAACTGATATAATTATCACTACGGCTTGCATATCAAATCTGTAAAAGTCGAATTTAGAAACAAGCATATAAACGTATTACAGAATGTGTATATTTTTTTAAATTTAAATATAACTTAAAAATAAATTATATATTAATACTAATGGAAATGGCACAATTCATTCACAGCGTAGACTCTTATAATAGTATTAATGATATTGATTTTGGAGAAACTATCGTATTTATTAAGTTCGGTACAGATTGGTGTCTCCCTTGTAAACAAATAGAACAGATACTAGTAGATATGCCAAATTGTATAACATATAAAATTGACGTGGAAAATGATGAATTTGAAGAATTTTTATCTAAAAATAGAATCTATAACATACCAACGACTATCATAAAGTATAAAAATAATAAAACCCAATTTGTAGGACTTAGAACAGCTGAACAAATTAACAGTATGATACACAATCTTAAAACATTGTATCCATCAAATGATTAAGAAATATGCAATAAAATTTTACAGAAAAATAACTGGTTTAAAAATAAAATACAATTTATAATCAGTTACTTTACATCAAACTGAATTATGGCTGAAAACTACAAAAAATATAGCCAGATAGAACATGTTTTAGAAAGACCGGGTATGTACGTAGGAGACATTTCAGATGTATCATCTGAATGCTGGATTATAAATCAAGAAACTAACACTGCATGCATTAAGACATGCCGATGGAATCCGGGCATTTTCAAGATTTTTGATGAGATCTTGACAAATGCATCGGATGAACGTCAAAGAAATAACAACATGACATGTATAAAGGTTTGGATTTCAGATGATAATACAATTTCAATCTATAACGACTCTGGAATACCTATAGAGATTCATCCAGAATATAACATTTACATACCCGAGCTTATTTTTGCAAATCTTCTAACCACTAGTAATCATGACGACTCTAAGAAAAGAACAACAGGAGGTCTTAACGGACTGGGTGCTAAACTTGCAGCTATCTTTTCTGATACATTCACGGTTGAGACAGCATCTGCGGGTAAAAAATACACACAGACCTTTGAAAAAAATCTAAGCAAAATCTGTAAGCCAAAACTGGGGAAATCAGTAAAAGAATACACAAAAATCACATTCAAGCCAGATTTTAAAAGGTTTGGCGTTGACACTCTAAATGAAGACACGAAACGTATTCTAATTAGGCGCACATTTGATATGTGTGCTATCACACCCAAGGGTGTTGATGTATATTACAACGATAAAAAACTGAATGTAAAAGATTTTTCCGAATACATTTCTATGTATATCGGTCTTAAAAAGAACTGTCCACGAGTTATTCAAGAAACTCCTAGATGGCAAGTGGCGATTGCCCCATCTGAAAACGGATTTCAGTGTATTTCATTCGTAAACGGAGTGAATACATCAGATGGAGGTAGTCATGTGGAGCATGTCATCGGACCCATTGTAAAAAAAATTACAGAGATCATCCAAGAAAAACACAAAAGTCTTACTATTAAACCTAATTACATCAAAGATAACATCTTCGTTTTCATAAATTGTATCATTGAGAATCCTTCTTTTTCCTCTCAGACTAAAGAAAAGCACATCACAAAAGTATCAGGGTTTGGAAGTAAATTCTCAGCTTCTGATGAATTTGTGAAGAGTGTGTCAAAGCTTGGCATCATAGAAAATGTACTTGCTTTGGCTGATGCAAAGGAAAAGAAGTCTCTACAAAAAACAGACGGTAAGAAAACATCAAGAATCATCATTCCAAAGCTTGATGATGCAAACAGGGCTGGTACAAAGGATTCATCCAAGTGTACTATCATATTTACAGAGGGTGATTCAGCAAAAGCTACGGCTATCTCAGGTCTTTCTGTAGTTGGAAGAGACACATATGGTGTTTTCCCTCTACGAGGAAAGCTACTAAATACAAGAACTGCAACTTATTCACAATTGTCTAAAAACGAAGAAATTAATAACATTAAACAGATACTCGGACTTCAAAATGGTAAAAAATACAAGAATGTATCTGAGCTCAGATATGGAAAAATACTTATAATGACAGATGCTGATACAGATGGGTTTCATATTAAAAGCCTTCTTGTAAATTTCATTGGTAATTCCTGGCCGGAACTTTTGAAGATAGATTTCATTTCTTCACTTGTTACGCCTGTTATCAAAGTATCAAAAAAAGACATGGTAATGCCTTTCTACAACCTAAGCGACTACAACAAGTGGAAAGAACATAATAATGTCAGTGGATACAAGATAAAATACTACAAGGGACTTGGTACAAGCACTTCAGCTGAAGCCAAGGAATATTTTAAAAATATGATGACACTAGACTACAAAGTAGAATCTAATACAGATGAAAAATACCTGCAAATGGCATTTACAAAAACAGAGGCTGATGCTAGAAAGAAATGGATCTTAGACAATATTACATCCCCTAAAACACTAGACTACACAAAATGTAACGTAAGAGTAAAAGATCTGATAAATAAAGAACTTGTACTTTTTTCAATAGCTGATAATGTAAGATCTATCCCAAGTATTGTAGATGGATTGAAACCATCGCAAAGAAAGATAATCTACGCCTGTATTAAAAGAAATTTGTATTCTGAAATTAAAGTATCACAGCTTGCTGGCTACGTTTCAGAAATATCAAGTTATCATCATGGAGAAGCAAGTCTTCAGGATACTATCATCGGTCTTTCACAAACATTCGTGGGTTCTAACAACATGAATCTTCTAGAACCGGTTGGTCAATTTGGTACTAGACTTCTGGGTGGGAAAGATTCATCGAGTCCCAGGTACATCTTTACACATCTTTCAAAGAATTTTAAGAATCTTTTTAATTCTGACGATTTTAGTACATCTATTCTAAATTATCTAGACGATGACGGATTTTCAATTGAACCATCTTTTTATGTACCCGTGCTTCCTCTTATCCTTATTAATGGAGCATGCGGAATTGGAACTGGATTTTCAACGGATGTACCGTGTTTTAATCCGGATGATCTAAAAGATAGACTTCTTAAACTAGTAGATGACCCTGATGCAGACATTGAAGAACTTACCCCATGGTATAAAGGGTTTACTGGTGTAATTACAAAGATAGAAGAAAATCGTTGGATAACAAAAGGTGTATACAAAATTGAATCAAATAAAGTAACAATTACAGAACTTCCTATTGGAACATGGACTGAAGATTACAAATCACATTTAGATAAACTAGAAACAGAAAATGAAATTTATAGCTACATCAATAATTCAACAGAAACTAAAGTACATTTTGAAATCAAGATTCCCCTGGAAAACATTGTTAACTGGAGAGACAATAAAGAATTCGAAAAGAAACTAAAATTGACTAGTATGCTGTCTTCTAAAAATATCCATGTTTTCAATGAAAAAAATGAAATAATTAAAGTGGAGTCAGTCGAAGAAATTGTCTACAGATTTTGGACAATCAGGTGCGAGTATTATACAAAGAGGCAGAAAGACATTTCGGATAAATTGTCCAAAGACCTAAATCTTATAACTGCAAAGATAAATTTTGTGAATGATGTAATAGACGAAAATGTAAAAGTATTCCGACAGAAGATTAGTTTTATAAATGAACAGCTTGAAAAACGTTCTTATATGAAAGTAAATAACTCATATACATACCTAACTGACATGAAGATACACTCTTTTAGTGAAGACACTATTGATTCTCTGAGATATACCCAAAGTAAAATACAAACAGAATACAATCTTAACAAGAATTACAAGTTGTCAGATTTTTGGAAAAACGATCTGATTAAAATTTAAAATAATTAATTAAATTCAAAATAAAAATATATTACTAATAATAAAAATAATGTCAGCTGTTAGACCCGACTCGATTTTTGGTTTATTAAAATCAAACCTATACACAATCGTACTCCCCCTTGTTGTAGCCGCCTTTGTATGGATGGCTGTTGGTGTATTAGATAATGAGTGCAGAAAGAGCAGCCAGTCCGATAGCGTTAAATTCGTAAAGAGAGCTCATATTCTAATGGGTATTATCGCTACCGTATACGCTGGTTTTAATATTCTAAAATTACACCCAGCTGGTAGAAAGCTAGTAGGTAATTTCATGTAAATACACATTAAAACGAATTAACTTAGGTTATAATTAAATTAAATACATTACAATTTAGTAAGTTATTTAATTTAATTAATATTTAATTTACATATTTTTTCTTACATACCCACCGTCTTCACATTCTACCCATTCACTCAATGTATCTAATTGTGGCATTAATTTATGAGTAAGAAAGAATGTTTCCATGTGTTTAGAATCCTCTGTAAATAATAAAGGTCTTTGTTTAGCGGGTTTCCATAATTTGGTAGCTAATTCATAAGCCGTCTTCCATTTTGTAGATCCGTTTGTTAATATACATATAGAATGACAATAACTGTTTAAAATGTCATTAACTTCGGTTATAATTTTAACTAATTTAATATAAGCATCAAGCGGTAATTCGTTATTCTTATTACCATTTATACCAAGATTAATTAACTGGTGGTATTTTAATTTATTATCCTTGATGTATTCCCATGTATTTTTAAAATACAATAAGAATTCTTCAAATTTTTCTTCATTGTATGGTTTATCTTCTTTCAAATTAACTGAATATATACATTTAATTTTATCTAGAATTATAGCGTAGGCATCGTTATCTTTTATAACAACGATATCCTCCATGTTTTTATTAGTGTGTGTAATATAATTAAATTTAGTTATTTTGCCGCAAAATATTACGTTTTTATAGCTATATTAAAGATATTGTCTATAATATGTATTATAATTGTCTTGTTGTAAGATGAACGAGGATATGTTATTAGCCTGGGAAGATTTAGATAAAATCATCGGTGAAAGAGAACCTGTAAATTTTAGTCATAGTATTTGTTGTCTTCATGCAAAAATAATATATAATCCATCTGACCAGGCTATGGTATGTTTAGAATGTGCTGAAGTAATAGAAACAGAACAAGAAACTTGTGAATGGAACAATCATAAGAAGGATGATGGTTCTTTTCAGAATTCAAATCAACGAGGCGATGCTAATATTTCTGATAATCCATATGATAAATCGGGAAGTATACCTTCATTCAGTAAAAAATCATTGGCCATGACTTTGCATTATCAACAAACTTTCTCACATAAACAAAAAACATTTTGGAAGGTATCTGAACAGTTTGAAAATTATAGAACTTTACTTTCATTACCTCATTCTATTTTACCCACTGCAAAAAATATGTGGCATGTGTGCATGGAATCTGGGAAACTGACTAGGGCTTCGGTTAGAGTTGGGCTTATATCTGCCTGTTTGTATTTTTCAGCTATGCAAAATAATGTATCAATTGATCGTTCTAAATTAATTGAATTAACGGAAGGATCTGGTAATCAAAAAGGTTTTCTAAAAGGAGAAAAAGTATTCTTAGAGATAATGCAAGATGTTCCTGCCTATAAATACCTTGGGAGAAAGAAAGAAGATAATAAAGATACGGATGTTTTTGCAAAATTTTGTAACCAACTAGAACTACCATTTAAAACAATATACATGTGTAATGAGATATATACAAAGAATAAAGATCGGTTAGACTCTGTTACTCCAAAATCTATCACGGCTGGGATTCTATTTTATGTGGTGAAAAATGAACTAAAATTTAAACAACCGTCTAAATCAAAAATATCACAGGTAGTAGACGTATGTATTCCAACTATAAATAAAGTTGTTAAAATATTAGAATCTATTTAAATAAAAAAAACATAATAATATTATAGAATGTTCTCCTTGTGTATACCTTTATTGTCATTTATTGTAAGTCCCTGTATTTATCCATTCTATAAACCATACCCACCATACCCATACTATAAAAAAAACATTGTATACCTAAATGATAATAATGGTATGGACTTTTTAGAATCTTTAACACCTCCTTCGGGAGGTGAACTAAAACTTTTAACACATTTAAACGGGGCTGCGTGGGCTCAAAACTGGCTTTTACATATGGGGAGGAACGACACTGAGTTATATGATGAGCATTATTGTACAGAATGTCTCAAAATGAAACAGGTTTCGGAAATGTACACATCGGAAGAGTATTTCTATTTCGGATTCTATCCGGAAGAATCTAAGTGTGGACAATTTGAACCTAAATATATGGCTATGTTTGTACTTGACCCAAAAAGAAGAATCCTAAATGCTAAGCTTATAGTTGAAAATCCTAAGTTTATTCACGAAGAAACTATGTTGATACCTTTTGAAAACAGTCTAAGGCAGTTGTGTGATGAATCTTATGTGTTTTTTAAGTTTGATGAGCTTAAGAGACCAGGTCAAATCAGGTACTACTACGAGTGGACTTTCACTAATTAATAATGTAATTAAAATGTTTGATTTATTTTATATGAATGGAAGTTTTGAAATAAAAATAGAGGACACACCTCTTTATGAAAAAACAAGGTCTTTTAATGCCAGTTTAAAGATTTTAAGAGTATTTTTATTTTTAGACCAATGCCATGATTTTCTTGAAGAAAACTATAGAAATAAATGGTATCTAAAAAGAGGAAAAGTTTATGAAATATTGAAAAACAATATTATCACTGATCTTTTATTTATAGATAATAACTGGAATGACAATAACGACAGTGTGGACGATTTAATTAGAGACCTATCATCCAGCCTAACGACTATGTATACGGATATATATAGGGCACGTGTAGCTACCCAAAATTCTATTTTGAAAATTGCAGGTCTTTTACAAACTCAAATAGGAATTAGAGATATAGATTTAGGACAAATTATGGGAAACCAGTTTCAACCAGAGGAATTTTCAAAACATGTATTAAGTACAATAAATCCAATTGTATCTGGTAAGTATTTATTAATCGGTGTTGACGCTGATAGAAGGTATGCTTCTTTTTCTTATCTTGCAAATTTCATCGAGGATGATATTATAGATAAAGAGGGGAGTGAGGGCCTTAAATTTTTTGAATGTCCAGCTACAGCTTATGACCCTTCATCTGGGAGTACATTTATTAAAAATCTACAAGAAAAGGCTCGTCAGAAAGGACTTAATATAGAACGTATACCACAACGTAGTTATGATTTATACGATTTGAGGCTTACGGCACAAGGTAAAGATGTATTAAATATTACATATAGTAAAATAGATCAAAATAATAATTATTACGAGTTAACTATACACCATTTTTTTAATACTACACCTCCGCCATACCATATTTTCTCCGCTGGGAAAGACTCGACTAATTCAGTTTCTTTTTTAACAACTAACTATATCCCAGAAGATAATGTATTTTTGTATAAAACCTTTGGCGATTTTGGTCAAATTTTATCATTTCATGCATTTTCCCGGATAGAACCATATAGACATTATAATTGTGTATTTTCATCATTTGATACATTGTCGGCTTATATCAGTAGTTTATTTAATAAGTCTACCATATTAGAAACTACTTCTAAAACACTTCGCAATAACTTAAATATTTTTTCATTGGATAATGATATTATAGATTCTTCTATAGAAAAAATACGTTCGATTGGACTTGGGGGTCTTAGAGCAGCATCTATTTTAAATTCTATGAAATTACCCGGAAGTGGATTCGGTAAAAAAAGAATTTCAATAAGAAATACATCTACAAGAGTTCTAAAAGCCAAATTAAAATCGGTTGGCGTCCCCGTTACTAAAGTAGTAAGAGGAAAGCGTATGAAGTTAACAAGAAAACAATTAGAAATGAGAGCAGAGGCATTTAAAAGACTACAAATTAGATGTCAAAAAAAAGGTATTAACCTTACATATGTTTCTAAAAAAGGACGTAAATACAAGTCTGCTAAAAGACTTCTTAATGATCTAAAAAGACAACCTAAATCTAAACCTAGACCTAAAACTAAAGCTAAAATGAAATGGGGATGACAGAAGAAGCCAGCTGAGAAGACTATGAAAATGTCTCTCGCTGGCTTCGGATGATCCTCAAAGCCGGGAAATTCTAGGTTCGGATGATCCACTGTGTTTCCTGCGACTATCTAAATAAATCCGTCTAGAATTCTGAATGACGACATCAAGATAAATTAGTCTCTTGATGTCTGAAAAAGAATTCCTATTAATTTAAAAAAAAAATAATCAATAACAATAACAAATGAAAATTCTATGGCCTATACATCTTTTGGGCAGTCTCGCCTTTTTAGTGATGTTTCCAACTGCGATAGCAGCTTGGTATTCTAACTGTTTTAATATACCACTTTCTTACGGGTTTGGTATATTCTTTTCGTCTATAATTGTAAATGTAATGATAGTAGGTTTAATGAAAGAAGTTCCAGCTGATGGCAGTATCTATTCCGACGGAGAGAAAGACTATGTCCACACTAACGCATCTGCATTTTTAGAAGGCACATGGTCTCTTGGTATGTCTCTCCTTATTATATATGGCGTATACCTACAATTACGGGGTAAATGTAAAAATATGAATTTTAATATGAGATTTAGGAGATAAATTCAAAATTAATTATTAAAATAAGCAAATGTAGTTATTTTTTTTTAAAAAATTACATTTACTTAATATAAATGAAATATAATACAAAGAGTTATCAACATTCAGAAGATGAGCCTAATATTAATAATAACTCTAGTAGTAGCCCTGTTGTTGAAAAAAGACTTTTATTAAAAGAATCTTATGTAAAACAAAATAAAAAGAAAAAAGACCATTGTTTAATCTTGCCTGATAATCAGTTTAAAAGTAAATGGGTGTACGGTCCGTTGCGCCCCAAAAAGTTTGAGAAATATCAACACGTTATACCGGGTCTTATCTCGGGTTTTAACTCCGAAGGCAAAGAAATCAGTTCACGCCAATTATTAACGATATCTAACACCCCTGTCCACAAGCTTGGCCTTGAAGAGTCGTCGGCTACTTCAATAGGGGCGTGGGTGGGTTATGATAATTTCCGAAAAGCCTCGGGCGGTGGGGATATCATAAAATATGTAAAAACACACCCCTTTAATAGCTTTTTCCGCGAGCTCGGTGGAAAGACATATGAATTTAAAGTTAAACAACTTTTTAATTTACAAGAAGATAGAGTTCTTGGGTTTTCACTAATTACAGGAAAATGGACGCGTGTTGACAATGGATATTGGGGTTTTATAAAATGGTTTGATGGTAACTGGCAATGTCAAGTCTCTGACTTGTATGCATTCAAATTAGGTAATGAAGATATTACTCAAAAATATCTATATATTACACAAAACGAATTAAGGCCAACTAGTGACGATTTGAAAAAGTACGGAATAGAAGATGGTGCGACCGTGGCGAGTATGCCGATCTCGGAGGTAATGAGAGAAGATGGTGCGACCGTGGCGACTATCGGGAAGCCAAAACCAACTGGTAAAGGCTTTGGAGGCGGCAAAGGCTTTGGAGGCGGCAAAGGCCTTACCGGAGGCAAAGGTGACGACGAGATCGTGCGAGCAGATGGTGCGACCGTGGCGACTATCGGGAAGCCAAAACCAACCGGTAAAGGCTTTGGAGGCGGCAAAGGCCTTACCGGCGGCACCTTCACGTTAACCTCCGGCAAGGGTAAAGGTGACGACGAGATCGTGCGAGCAGATGGTGCGTCCGTAGCGAGTATCGATAGAGTCGAGGACGACGTGCTGGAGAATGTGGCGGGCACAGAGGCGGACTGCTCAGCTGTGGAGATGGAGGTGATGACGAAGATGACGCGACGCATGGAGGCGGCTGAACATGAGCACGTGCAGACCGTGGAGGCTCTGCGAAGCGCGCTAGCGGCGACGGCGCGCGGCGAAGCGGCGGACTGCTCAGCTGTGGAGGAGGCGATGACGAAAATGACGCGGCGCATGGCTGCGGCTGAGAAGGAGCACGCGCAGACTGTGGCGGATCTGAAAAGCAAGCTGAAGGAGAAGGATGAGGAGATGAAGGCGAGGGCGGTGGCGCACGCTAAGCCTCTACTCTCTCCTCATTCGGATGGATGGTACCGTAATACCGATGAAATATTATGGAAAGATTTAGCACACAAAAAACAGGCGGTAAGAAGGTTGCGCTCGGCGATTAAAATGTATTCGGGTCAGGAGACTGATGATATACTTGATCGTATACATTATACTTATAGTATTGAAAACGCCAACCAGGTTGGTAAAAAGATATATGAGAACAAAAGTATTTCAGTTGCTAACACGAGAGCTGTACTTAAAGCTTATGAAGAAATGAAATATGATGTAAGTAAAAAATTAAAACTCTCTTCAAAAAATCTCTTGAGGGAGCATTGGCTACGTAAATTAATGAGATATATTACCGATGAATATCTTAGTACCCATTTTGAAAAAGTGTTAGAAGATGGTGCGAAAAATATAGAGGAAATATATATTAACGAACTCGTCGACCAACCTTATTCAACCCAGGTGACGGCTATAAAAACAATTATAGAAAATGTAGCAACCGAAGCCGAGTATATATTTAGTCTACTATCAGAACATTTAGATACATTGAATATAATATGGCACAGCGCGGATTATGGCGACATATTTTACTCATCTATGGTATTAAAACCACTTGTTAATGTATTCCTGGACCAATACAAGACTAGTATTTTAAAAAGATTTAATTTAGATGAACCCCCCGTTGCAACTGGCTCCGCCGTCGAGGTCGCTCGAGAAAGTAATTCTGCCAGTGGAATCAGTTCAGGAAATAATAACCATGGTCCCTTTGGTGGAATGACATTCAGAGAAGAAGAAATGTTATTTTTTAAAAGGAATGCTAAAAAAATCATGGTAGCTATTATAAAAGATACACCATTTCCATCAGAGGTATTAGATGAACTTGAAGCACAGGCGGGGGAGGGCGCACCATCACGCGAAGTCGTTACGCAAAAATTTAATAACAAATTTAATGAGTCATTGATACAGGCCGCAGGAGATAATGCTCCAGTTATAGACATTAATACTTCAAAAATGTCTGAACTATTTCATGCATTTTCTATAATAGATCAAGACAATATTACACAAATGAATCAAGTTATGGCATATCTTGCTATTCACATGGCTGGAGATGAAGAATGGATTATAGAACAGTTTAAAGAAATACAGAAGAGTAGATATAAAGATACAAAAATTGTAAAATTCGCTGTTCAGTTTATAAAAAAGTTAGCAAATACAATAGAAACTGAACAAGAAATTGAACAAAAAATTGAACAAAAAATTGAATTAGATGTAGAGCAGGTAGAAAAAATAGGTGAAGCCATAAATGAAACAGAAACCCCCTCCGAAACACCTCCCAATGACATTGAAAACGCTCAAGAAGAAGTAAGGCAAGAATGTAAAAATGAAAGTGATGGATTAAACGCTCAGATAGACGAACTTAGAGAGGACTTACAAAAAGAAAAGGATAAGATCAAGGGGAAAGATAACATGATTAAGTATGGCGCAATTGGTGCTGGAGTAGTTATAGTTCTCTTAATTTTATTTTTGCTTATGAAATAAATTAAATTCAATTAAACTAGATTAAATTATAAATATAAATAAATTTGTTATATTTATAGTATAAATGGATTGCTTACAATATCATTATAGTAATCAGGAAGATTCTGAAAAATATAAGATAAACTGCAGGGATATATCTTATCAAAATTTAGATAACATTGAAGAATTTAACAATAAAGATCTTCTAGAATTTATAGATAAAACTTATTCTGATGAAGCTTTTCCAGAAGATAGTCCATTTACATTCCCAGATGATTACATTGATCTAGACAACGCATCTATATGTAAAAAAACAGACATTACTTTAGCTCCTCAACAAAAATTTATGGGACAGATAATGGGTCCAAATAGTAATTTTAATAATGTCCTGGTTTATCATGGACTTGGTTCTGGAAAATCTTGTACTTCAATTGTTATAGGAGAAGCTCTTAAAAATTCTACATCGAGTAGAATTATTTATGCAGTACCTGCGCCATTAATTGATCAATACTTCGAAGAAATAGCGGGTGAAATAAGAAATGGGAAATTCTTCTCTTGCCCGTCTTTTTGTTTAACAAAGAATTCAGATAATGAACTAAAAAGAGATTTTTATGTCTCAGAAACTAAAAATAGAACCCTTGTTGAGTTACAGAAAAAATTACAAAAGGAGATATTAAAATTAGACGAGTTAGAAGAATTAATTGAAATAGATGATTCTCCTATTAATAAAAAAAAATTCCTTTTACAACAAAGAAAAGTTGATGCTAAGAAATTTGAACTAGAACAATATCAGAATGGTATAAAAGATACTATAAAAAAAACATTTGAGATTATAAGTCATAATAAATTTATAGAATCTCTCTATAAAACCGGGGCTAATAAACAGTTTATAAAGGGTAATAAACTTACATCAACAGACTCTGCTCTATTTAAAAAAAATGGACTATTGATTATAGACGAGATACAAAGATTAGTTAGTGCTGGTGGTACATTTTATAAAAAACTATACGATGCTATTAAATATTACTTCCACCCAAGTCTAAAATTAGTTTTAATGTCTGCTACACCCATATATGACAATCCATATGAATTGGCATTAACAATAAATCTTTTAAGACCTAGAATCCCCTTTCCTATATCCCCGATTGATTTTTATACACATTTTATAGGAGAAATCAAAACAAATGGAGACACTGAAGAATGTAAAAAACAATCTGAAGTAAAAACATGGATAACACCAAATTCATGTGTTATAAATGAAGAACTAATTAAATACATATGTTCTGGATATATATCTTATTTCAAGGGAGGAAACCCCAATGCATACCCATATAAAAGAGTTATAACTGTTCATCATGGATTTTCTAATAAACACAAAGCAGATTATATAGATGCTCTAGCGTCTGATATAAAAAGAGATAAAGAAATTAGTTTAGATAAAAACCAATCAAGTAACTATGAAAATATACTTATGGGTAATTATGACACCGAAGATGATGATAAAGTTACGGGAATGTTTATTACAACTCAGCAATACTCTAATATAACCCTACCTAGAATAGGAAAAAGTATAAACAAATCATTAGCAGATAAAAAGAATGCCCTTAATGAATTTAGAAGAGTAATGTTTACTAAGAAAAATACATCCGCTAGTGATATCATAGAGTACGTAAAGGAAGTATCTGTAAAATTTGCATCTATAATAGAAATGACTGTTAATAGTAGCGGTCCTGTATTTATATTTTCAAACTGGTTGACATACGGCGTGGAACCCCTTGCTATTATATTAGAAACCTTAGGTTTTACAAATTTTCAAAACAAGGGTAAAGAATCTGGGAATAAGTACTTTCTATGGAATTCTTCCACTAAAAATCAAAAGAATGGAGATGAATTAATAAAAAGAGCTAGAAATACATTTAATTCTCAAGATAACCAAGATGGGTCTTTATTAAAAGTTATACTAGGAACTCGATCTGTAATGGAAGGAGTATCTTTTAAAAATGTAAAACAAGTACATATAACAGATCCTTGGTGGAACGAATCTAGAATTGAACAAATTTTAGCACGAGCTTCCAGATACTGTAGTCATTCAGGTTTGGAAAAAAATGAACAATATGTAGACATCTATAGACATTATTCTGTATTCCCTGGTGAAGGTATTGATCAAGAAGCTGTAAAAAAACTAGAAGGTAATTACAAAAACTACGCAGAAGATAGCATAGAAGAAAGAATGTTACAGGCTTCAATTAAGAAGTATTCTATAAATAATGACCTCGAACAAATAATCAAGAGTTGTTCAATAGATTGTAATATAAATAGAAATGGTAATATAATAAGACTTGAAGAATATTGCATACCAGTTGGTAAAGGAATGTATCAGATACACTATAAAAATCCATCTAATGGTAGAATGTACCTAAGGGATGGTATACCCGATAAATTATCTTTTAAGCAAATACAGCAACGAGAGTATTCATTTCCTAGAAAAGATTTACCTATATTATTTACTGAAGCGGGGTTTCAAGGTGGAGTAGATGGTTATAGCATTCTTACACCATATGATGACGATCCAGAGATATTAGACTCTAGTGTTATAAACGAAGATTTAAATATGTTAGAAGACATAAAACCATGGGATTCTGATAAAAAATTTATAGACCTAGAATTAGACCCGGTTCTAAGAAAATACATAACCGGATTGTATAAGAATTATAATCTATTGCCGTATTTAAGAAGAGATCATCTCAAAGAAATCGGAAGTGGCACAAATTTAATTTACTTCAAAGAAACAGACCGTGAAGATATAAAAAAATTAATGGATTGTGTTAAAAATTTATACGACTCTAGCGATACTTCGGATGCTTTAAAAAGAAAAATAGGAGAATATTTCTCAATTAATTCTAAAAAAGAGTCTATAAATAAAAAAGTTTTAGAACTTATAAAATACGGAGATTATGAAATGCATCAATTAGATGACTTAATTAGTATAGCTATACAACACCCTAATTTTATTAATGAACAGCTTAAGTTATATAAGAAATAATTTTTTAATTTAAAATGTAATGTATTATTAAAATGAGTGCAGAAACATTAAAATTTTTTGATGATAAGTCAACAGAAAATATAATAAATTGGATGATAAGCAATTTATCAGAAAATCAAATAAGATCGTGTTTAAATAAAGACACCTCTAGAGATACTACGGTTATTTCTACGGCACCTGTTGTAAAAGATCCTGAACCAGGTCCGTCATCCGACTATAAAGATGAAACAATAGATAACCGTAAAATACTAGAAGAAATATATACCAAATGTGAAGGAAAAGGATACATAATAGCTGGTGTAGAAGATAACATAGTAACATATTATCAATTTAAAGAACTTGATTCTTCTATTGATATACAGGCAGGCATCAACAGAGACGTAGAGGATGGTGTAGCTACTTGGACATATAAAACAGAACCTCTTGATTTATTTATGAGTAAATCTTGTGAAAGTGATGACGCAGATATATTTCAATCCCTATTAGAAGATGAAGACAATGCTAGAAATTTTTTACCAGTTTCTGATGACATCTACAGAGCAGCCCAGTCATACAAAGACATAGGATTTGAACCACCCGATGTATACACGGTTAGCGGAAAAGTATCTACAGATCCTGACATATCCGCCCCAACTTATGTAATGTCTGAAACAATGATGAAAGCTATAAATTCTCAAAAGAAATCCGTTGATTTTATGAGAAAAGAATTTAACGACGATTCTGATTATATGAAGATGTGGCCGGTATTTTTTATAAGCGTTGATGAAGACAATCAATTGTCTTATTTATATCCATACGTCAGTTCTGGTGATATACAATTTGCTATTGGTAAATTGAATCCTAAGATATTGAATATGGAATGCAAAAAGATAACTAAAAAATTTGTAGCCGAAGTTAGAAGTCAGAATATAACAGACGTTATGAGTAAATTAAATACAGCTTTGAAGTATCAGGACGATGATACTATCTGTAGAATAGAGTTTAATTATAGCGAACAAAATCATATATCACTTTTTGGCGAAGAGTATTTTGGCGATAGTGAGGTTGAAAGTGACATCGGAAGTGACATCGGAAGTGACGCCGCGAGTGACGTTGGAAGTAACTTTGGTAGTGATACCCCGGAATCAATTGCCGAAAATTATGGGGAAGATAGTTCAATGACCGAGTTTGGAGAAGACACTGTTGATACCGAATTTGGTGGAAAAAAGAAAACAACAAAAAACCCATTTGACATGTCCGCCATGTACGAAGGGTTAGACGATGACATGGAAGATGAAACTGTCGGTCCTTCGATCCCAAGACCTATGATAACTAGTATACAAAAAGGAATAACTAAACAGAAGAGGGTAAGTGATATGACAATACCTGAAATAGAAGAAAGAATGCTTAGAATGCACGGAGCTAAATACTTATCGGAATTTAAACCTGAAAAATACAAAACAAAAAGCGGGGGGACAAGTGTTAGATACATTAGAAGAACACCTAAGTGTGTAAGTACATCAGAATGTACATGCACCCCCAGGGTAATGGATACAAGTTTATCAAGATATGGAGATTGTCCTGCGTGTATTATAGCAAAATTTGGAAATGAAAACGGGGATAATAATGTATTTTCAGAATTTAATACACCAGATGCTTCAGAAACTAATTATGGAGCTGAAGAAAATGCACTTTTATTTTAAATTATTATTTTCTTTTATTAGCCTTCATACTAGGCCTCTTTTTGGTTATACGACTCCTTTTGAGATTTTTAGTTAAAGAATTTATATTAGTAGTTATTCCCATATCCTCTAAATCTTCTATCAGTTTATTTGCATTATATTCATCTGCCATTTTAATCATTTCACTCTCTATTTTAGCCTGTTTTTCAATCTGTTTAATCCTATAAAAATCAAATGCCCTGTTATACATCAATATCATTCTAATAAAATTATCTTGAAATATATTCTTCCATGTACTATAATGACTATTTAAGTACCCATGGAATTTTTCTTCGTCATAAAAATATGTTTCAAGTAAATTTAAGAATATAGGAACCTCGGTGTATATTTTATCTTCGATGTATATACCCGTTTTAAAAATATCTATATAATTACGTTTTATTATAGAGTTTCTAATGACAGAAGTTATTTCGCTTTTGATTTTTTCCATACTTTAATTTAATTTAATGTATTATTTTTATTTAGTAATAATTTTATTTAGCAATTTAATATAAACAAAACACACATTAAACTGTAAATGAATTACCTAGAAGTATCTTACATAAGTTCTGCATGTGGTAAAAATAAATATGAACCATCTGATAAAACTATACTAATTTTACTCGCTAGATCTAATCCTAAACTAATGAAACGTCTTCTTATAGAAGATGAATACATTATCGAAGTAGATGAAAATGAAAAATTATATGACAATGAATTAAAAAACATATACTCTGAATATAAAAAAAATGTAACAGATGTAACTAAAATAGAAGATATCCGCGATGAGATAATAGAAAAATTGAAGAGTGATAACAAAGAAATAAAACAATCTGATGTATCTAAAGCTAATAAATTCTTAGAGTCTTCTTTAAAGAAAGACTGTGGAACAAATAATGAAAGTTCGGTTATTAAACGTATGAGATACATCAAGGGTAATAATTTTATGCACAGGTATAAGTTTAATGACTCTTGGGAAATTAGAGGATTTCACGATGCATCAATTGATGACGTTGTAATTGAAATTAAAACAAGAACAAAATTTACAAATGTAAGGAAAAACGAGTATGATCTTTATCAAATGTTTGGGTATCTATTAACGATGAACAAAACAAAGGGTAAGATTGTTCAAAAATTTCAGAATTACATATTTGATTCTGATGAGATAAATGATAACGAATTCGGTCTTATAGATATTTCACAAGAATATTGGAAGACTAAATTTGAAATATTTAAAAATGAATTATCTGAATTTTTTAGTTATGTTGATTACGTTCTTGGAGACATTGAAAATAGGTTCAATATTTCAGATGCTATTAAAGAAGAAGATGTACCAATAGCAGTATTGCGCAAGAATTCACCTAGAAACATAAATCATAATTACGAAAAATTGATAAAAATTCTATTTTAATGTTTTTCTTCCTTCTTCTGATATTACATTAATAATTGGATCGCGATCTCTTGTTTGTATTATTTCAAGTGCTTGTAGTTTTTTACTATCTAAATTACCACCAAATGCCCTAGATAAAGATACATCAGTTCTTATTAACATTCTTTTACACGTAGAATTTATAGTTGCATAACTAGAATGTCCCATCACAACATGTCTAGCATTGTAAAATTTCATTAATTGTTTAGCTATCTTATTACATTTAAAATCTGATATATTCTTTTTATCTGAATATTCTCTAGAAAATATAGGATTATTTTCATCCATAACTTCTAGATATTTAGGAACTTTTGTTTTACCCATTAACCAAGAAGATACTTCACTATTAATCTTATTTATGTTAACTTTACCATTCTGGTCTAGATTGTGTTTAATAAGAGAGTTTGTTATAGATCCATGAATAAATAAAAACTCTCCAATTTGTAAAATTAAAGGACGAGTTCTAGCAAATAATTTACCTCCAGTTTCTCCAGGCATTAAAAATTTATCACGATCAATTTTGTGATATTTAAATACATCTATATCAGATTTCTTGACATAGTCTCTAATGTAATTTTTCTTGTCTTTATCATCTAAATAATAACAATACAATTCGTGATTTCCTAAAATTGATATGACTCTACCCCCTTGTAATTTTGCCTGAGAATCTAACATAAGGATGTATAGTATTATTTCAAGTTCTCCGGATTCTTGAATGTACATTTTATCCATTTTAACACCAGGTCTTTTACCATCTATAGTGTCACCCATTTGTACAACAATTGTTGATCCGCCAATCCAATTACCTGAAATGTCTATTACATCACACATGTATAATATTCTTTTAAAAATTTTAAAATCCCCATGAATATCTCCAATAGATATTACCCTACTTGAATTCATATTACTATTAAGTATCTTTTTTAAATATTTTATTAATAGCATTATCTGTTGGAAGTCCTATTACCGTTTCAGAACCGTATAATACAGTAGGAAAAAATAGTCCAAACTGTTTACTATCTTCAATAAATTTTTTTACAGTTGTTGTAATAGATTCTCTCTCAGGTAATGTCATAGTAGAAAAGGTAGAATCATAATCTAAGCTACCATCTGGATTATAAGATATAATAGTATAATTTTTATAATCCTTTAACTTTTCCTTTATTCTTGTACAATAAGGACATTGTTCTCTACTCAAAACAACTACTTTATCTGTTTTTAAAGGTTCAATCTCTACGTCCTCTGGTTTTTGTATTACCTTTTTATATTCAGAGAAATTTGTAAAACTGTTACTAATAAAATATACTATTACAGCGCATGTTATTAGTAGTAAAGATGAAATGAGTATTTCTAACATGTTAATTTAATTTATAGATAAAATTTTACGATAAATAACACATAATAAGAAATAATTTAAAATCATTTTCAATTGAAGGATGAACGTGCTTGTAATCGAGGACGATAACTGGGACAATTATGCTATTATTTCAAAATACATTTCTAAGAATTATTTACCTGAAAATACAAGGATACATCACATTTACGGCAAACATCTACCTCATGTAAGTAAAATAATATTTGATAACGATTTTAATATCTATAGAAGAAATATAGATGAACACAAACCTCAAAATTCCTTTTATGAAATAATAAAAAATATGAAAATCTGTATAATTTTTCATAATTTCATAGAATACACTACGCCATCTTCATTTGTAATAGATGTATGTGAAGAAAATAAAATTCCTTATATAATTATAAGCGAACACACTAAAAAGTGTTTTCTAAATGGGGAAATACACGAGGGAAAATTTAAAGGAGCATTAAAAAAGGCGGAAACATATGAAGTTTTTAAAAACTTTAAAGATATAGATAATTCTGAAGAATTTAACAATCTAAATAATAAACCGTTGAAAGAGAGAAAAACATTGAATGAAATTAAACAGATTATAGGAAGATCTTACACTAAAATAGAAACTGATCGCAATAATAAATCTATAATCCTAATAGATCCTATTTAAATTATTCCAACTGTTCTCTAGCAGAATTTATACCACCCTTATATAATTGTAATATATACCCTGGTGTTAATTTATTAGTCACATTCAAAATGTCATGTGAACCATTATCACAATCACACTCTATAATATATAAACTATTAGGTCTTTCATTTTTTATCATATTTTTTATAACAGTACCCATATAACTTCTACTTACGTTTTTTAATATTATACTATATCCCAAAATACAAATCTCCTTAGGGGGAGATCCTAATATATTCTTAACACACCCGTCTATGTAATAATTTTCTCCTATTTTTACAGGTGGAAATATAAAAGGTACACTCATAGACGCCATAATGGCGTCTTTTAACTTAATTTCTGGAAAAATTTTTTTATTGAAACATGTGTATTCGTATGTATTTATATTTGTTGCATATATATTTATGTCTACACTGTATTTATCTGAAAATTGTTCAATAGTTAGATCTTTATATTCATCTAGATTATCGATTAGTGTAACAAGTGTTTTATTATCTAATAAAGAATTATTAGTCTTCATATTAGAAAAATCATATTTTATAAATTGTGATATGTCAAGATTGATAATAATAGATAAAATACGAGTAGGTGAAACTCCCGATATGTATAAAACTCCAATTAATGCTCCTATGGAGCAACCATAAAATCTTTTAAGATCTAATAATTTATTTTGGTGAATATATTCGAGGGCTCCAACAAAACTTATACCATCTATGCCTCCGCCACCTATAAATAAATCATTCATTTCATTTACTTGGTTAAAAATGTTTTATTTATCAATATATTTACGTATTTTGTATGAAAATTGTCCTGTAGATATTTATTCTTCTTTTGCCACTTGGGATGATGTCCATAATCCCAACACAGAGAATGAGCTAGCTCATGTAATAACGAATTTATTATTTCCCCAGCTGGTATAGGAGTACCGTCTCTGTTGTAAATTTTAAATCCTAATTCTCTACCTTTATCGTAATTCCAAGCCATTAAATTGGGGTCCATATCAATTAATTCTCTAAAACTAGTATTTTGTAACTTAATCTTAAGAAGTCTAGAATCTTCGGGGTCTATATTTTCATCGTATATTAAATCAACAGAAATGTCTCTAAGGACATCCAATAATTCTGCGGTTTTTTGATCTCTTGAATAGTATCTTCTACCCGATTTTACAACATGCGAAGTTCCACATGCTCCGACAAAAGAATATATAACATAGAAAAAAATAATAAAAACTACTAATAACATTACTATATTATGATAGATATATTATTATTTTTTTTGGGTATTAAATCCTGGGATGTAAATTTTTTCCCAGTTATGAGACACAATTTACAAGAAACCCCAAGGAATAATAATCTAAGAAATTCTAAAACAGTAAATACTTTAAAGCTTATAGCAGAAGATACTCCATCTCCTAGAATGAGTACTTATCAGATAAGAAGAAAATCTGACTTAACATTAAGAGATAAGGTATTATATACATTCTATACTATTTACTCCTTTATGATATTTCTATTGTTGTGTATACAACCTACTTACACTCTATATAACTTCTCACAAGATAGGTCTGATTTAAAATTTTTAACTTCATTTCTAACACACCTAAATGTACCTGTGATATACATCTGGGAAAAGATATACTTTAGAAGCGATCATTTAGAAAAAAGAATAAAATGTAAAAAACTTAATAGGGCGTTAGTCTATTCAACAGCTTTTTTAAGTATAATAATAAATTTTTTAGACATAACATCGTTTTATAATGGTTATTATTGGACGCACTTATTTAAAAACGACATATTATTCTTTGTCTTCATAATAATTGAATGGATATACTCAAGACTTATTATATTCCTATATGCGTTCTCGTTTGTATTTGTTATGGATTCTCATATAACCATTTTTAAAGATTTCATAAATAATTTAGAGATAGATGAATGGTGCGAAGAATGCGATTCTCCTTTAACTAAAATAATAAAAGACGTAGTAATAATAAGAAGAAATATAGAAACTACTATATCGTATTATAATGATATAATAAGTATAACCACTCTATTGGGTGGTTTATCTCTTGCGATATTTATAAGAGATATAATTCCCCCAGAAGCGGATGAATTAAAAGACATTCGTTTTGAAGATCATGATAGATATCTAATACACCCCACAATAGTATATATATCCTGTCAGATAGCGTTGTTAGTTTATATGATGAAATACGCAATGCAGAGAAATAGAGTATTGAAATATGTTAAGTCTATAGAATTTATAAATAAATTTCTATCTAAAATACCCGATGAAAAAATTCATCAAAAAACAAATGGGAAATTAGATGTAGTTACATTAAATATAGCGGATTCTTCTTCTACAACCTTGGATTGGATTATATTGGGTAATATATTATCAGAACAATGGTTAGATTTTACTATTTTTGGTGTATCTACATCTGATGGAAGTCTCATTAAAAAAAGTGCCGGGTTTGGATCGGCTCTGTTATTTGGTATTAGTTTTTTACAGAATAATAATTAACTTAAATAGAATATCTATATATAGTTAATCTATGTTACCATTTAAACGTCCTCAGAATACAGATGAAAAAAAAGAAGTGGTATATCAAATTTTATCTTGGGATGCATTTGATGAAGATATCGAACAAGACTACTCAGGTGACGATGAACCCGATCCTAATGTAGTTGATAAAAGATATCACATTTACACATTTGGTGTAAACGAATTAGGAGAATCTGTCTGTATTAGATTTGAAGATTATAGACCTTATTTATTTGCACTTATTCCAGATAAATACCAAAAGTCCTTTACAGATTTTGAGAAAAAGGAAGTAGAAAGATTTATTCGCAATAAATTATTCAAATCGAGGGAAGATCTTATTTCAGTTGATCTCATCGAACGTAAGAAATACAAAGGTTTTACTAACGGTAAAAAATTTAAATTCTTGAGATTTGTTTGTAAGAATCTATCTACGTTTAATAGGATAAGATACATCTTAAATCCTAAAGAAAAATCAAGACTTCCAAAGATTTCTAAAATTGACAGTGTTTCTCCTCTAAAATTTGATCTATACGAATCTAATATAGATCCTTATTTGAGATTTACTCACAAAATGGAAATCAAAATGGCTGGGTGGGTAAAGGTAAAAAACCTTACTCAAGACATGGATATGTCAAGGTGTCAACATAGTTACAGTTGTCATTATAAAAACGTTAAACCTTATGATAAACAAGACATCTGCAACCTGACTATTGGATCTTGGGATATTGAGGCATTTTCTCATTCTTCTAGATATGAAAATATGAATGAGTTTCCTAACCCCGAAAACCCACTGGATATTGTTACTCAGATTGGTACTAGTTTGTATAAATTTGAGACTAAAGAAAAAGTTAAACATGTTGTGACTATTAAAAGTCCTATTGATAATGACTGCGATCCAGTAGATGGTGTGATAATAGAAACATATGATACAGAAAAGGAACTTATTGAGGGTTGGGTAAAATTTATCATAGATACAGATCCTGACATTCTAGTTCAATATAACGGCTATGGTTTCGATTGGAGTTATTTGTATGCAAGAGCTAAAGTACTTGATATAGAATATGTGCTACAAAATCTTAGCAGAATAAATTCAAAACCGGCTGAGTTTTTTGAAAGTCGTCTTAGTACATCTGCTTATGGAGACAATACCATGAAATACATGAAAACAAATGGTATTACACAGTTTGATCTTATGTTTATCATTAAGAAAGAACATAAACTAGAATCTTACAAACTAAACAGCGTATCTGAACATTTCATCGGAGATACTAAGGACGATCTTAGTCCAGCAGATCTTTTTAAATATAATACATCAACTAAAGATAAAATAGCGCTCGTAGTTAAGTATTGCGCACAAGACACATGGCTTCTTATAGAACTCATGCTTAAACTCAGGATTATAACCAATATGATAGGTATGTCTAATATTACCATGGTTTCCATGCAAGATATCGAACTTAGAGGTCAGCAAATTAGGGTCCATACTCAAATTGCATACGAAACTAAAAAAGAAGATTTTCTTATTCCAACTACAGATTACAAACCTGCTGGAGAAATAGACGACGATGAAGATAATTTTGTCGGCGCAACAGTTCTAGATGCTACACCCGGTGCTCATTTCGAACCAATCGCAGGTCTTGATTTTGCTAGTCTATATCCTTCTATTATGATTGCCCACAACTATGATTACTCAACGATTGTAGATAACCCAGAATATGATAATCTAGAAGACGTTGTATACGAGTCAATAGACTTTGGAGAAGGTCCTGTTAAATTTGTACAAAATCATCAGGGTATTATGCCTAAGATTCTACAGCGCTTGTGGAAAGAAAGAAAAGACATTCGCAAACAAATGAAATCATTAAAACCAGAGGACTCGTTGTATGCTGTTCTAAATGGAGTGCAACTTGCTATCAAGGTTTCTATGAATAGTATTTATGGTTTTACAGGTGCAAAATATGGAAGGCTTCCTAATAAAAAGATTGCGGCGGCAGTAACTGCAAGTGGTAGAAACATGATCGCACATTCAAAGAAATGCGCTGAAGAATGGTATGACTGTGACGTTGTTTATGGCGATACAGATTCTATTTATGTAAAGTTCAAGAGTGACTTAAAGGGTCAAGATCATATGAATTACGTATTTAAGGTTGCACCAGAATGTGCCGATAGGATCTCGGCTACATTTAAAAAACCTATTGAGCTAGAGTTCGAGAAGGTTATGTATCCTTTCATATTGTATTCTAAGAAGAGATATGCAAGTCTATTCTGGACAAACCCTCTAAAGTATGACTACATCGATTACAAAGGAATTCAAGTTGTAAGGCGAGACAATTGTGCATTTGTAAGAAACAATGCTAAAAAGATTTTCGAATACATTTTCCTAAATGAAAAAGTTCTAAATTACACATTCGATACAGTAGATGAACTTATAGAAACATCTAAAGAATTTGCTAGAGATAAAATCAGGAAATTAATAAACGGAGAGATTCCAATGAATGATCTTTTATTGTCAAAATCTCTAAGAACTGGTTACGCATTCGATCGTAAGGCAGTATGTAATGAATGTACTAAAACTTATTATGAAACAAATGTGATTGGTAAAAAAGAAATGGACATTACAGTTCTTTGGAAAAAACCTATTGAAGATTCTAATCCTAAAGAAACTATCTTAGAAGATTTTCTAAAAAGAGAGCACACATGTCCTAATTGTTCAAAACTAACTACATTCAAACAGTGTCCAGCTAACCTTCCTCATGTAGCTTTAGCTAGAAAACGAGTAGAAAGAGATAGAATGGACGTGGTAAACTCAGGAGACCGCATTTCTTTTGTATTCGCAACATATAACAGTACAAAACAATTTGAAAAGGTAGAAGATCCAGAGTATGTTAGAAAGAATAATATACCAATTGACTATCTTTACTATTTTGAACACCAATTTAAATCGGTTATTGAAACTATATTCGCACCTATGATGGATAATATTCCAGATTTATGGTTAGACATTATTCCTGCTAAACAAAAGAAAACACGTGTAAAAAAAGAAAAATAAACGAATATAAAGTAATGTATCATAGTATATTATAAAAATGTCTACCGCACTCGCTATTAATCTATTTTCATCTTTCGGTCTAGTGACTCCGCCTTTCTTGTCACCCACTGCTTGGCGTTATGTGGGATCTGTTAAGCCTCTTACAAATTTCGATCCTTTGGGTATTGTAGAGAATGCTCCAGAAAACAGGCTTAAGTTTATTCGTGAGGCAGAACTTATGCATGGACGAACAGCGATGCTAGCAACCGTGGCAATTCCCTATCTAGAGTCTTTGGATAAAACGGGTTCCACCCTAGGTATTAATTATCTAAGTTCTCTTGACGCTTATCATCAACTACCTTTTTGGTTTGCTTTTCTTAACTACGAAACTCTAAGAATGGGTGTAGGATGGGTAAATCCTTTTACCAAAGATGGAATTGTTCCAAGTAAGACTTTTACACTAGAACAAGACTATCAGCCTGGAAATCTTGGAAAGTATAATATGACTAATATTAGTGATGATCTATTGAACAAGGAACTAAGCAATGGACGACTAGCTATGATCGCATTTGTTGGGATTGTTGCTCAAGAACTTGTACAGGGTAAGCAGCTTTTCAATATGTAATTTTAAATTTATTTATAATTCTTAATCTCTATTTAGAGAAAAAACAATTATAAATTTTACAAAAAAAGATTTAACTTAAAAAAATAATTCATACATAATTATATCATAATGAGCCTAGAAAACAGGTTCAAGGATTTTCAAACCGAGTACAATCTCGATGATGAAGCAATGGGTAAGATGCTAGGGCTTTTTAATGATGCATTCATCGACGTGGCTCGTAAGTTGCTAGAAACAAATACATCAAACACGGAAAATGTAAAGAAAACCGCTACTGTAAACAAAACTACATCTAGTTCTTCGTTTGTTAAGAGATTTGCCACTAAAATTGCAGCTGAATATGCACGTGAAAATAATCTTACACTCGATGACTTTGACATCGAGACGCTAAAAGATGGAAAGGTTACTAAGAGCGACATTAACACTGTTCTAAAGGCTAATAAGCTAACGGCTAAGAAAGCTCCGACTCTTAAGACAGAGAAGAACTCTAGTGAAGAAAAAGAACCCTGGTATAAGACTCAAGACAATGTAAAGACTGAAAAGAATACAAACAAGTGTCATGGAATGAATAAATCAGGTGATCCTTGTAAGCAACCGGGAACCACAAAGCCAGATGGTGCTCAAAATTTTTACTGCTTCAGGCATGGTATCGATTGGAAGAATTTTGAAGTTTCTTCCGACTCAGACCTAGAAGAAGAGCCTATTGAAAAGGAAATCATGTGTGCTATTGTAGATTCTGAATAGATTTAAAGATAATTAGTATATAATATAAATACAATTATGAATTTCAAAGATTATCTAAAACTTAAAAAGATAGACGCCGAAACGTATTTTGATAAAAAAATGGACGTATGTAAAGATTTAGATACATTACCCGCTGAACTGGTTAATTGTAAATGCTGTGAAAGACATAAGTTTAATTTCCCCACTCTAGAGTGTGATTTACCTGCGTCTCCAAAACCAAAAAAAGAAAAACCAGAAATTACGTGTGATTGTCCGTGTAGACATATAGCTAGACATCTATGTAGAGAATGGGATCGTGTAAATGAAGTAGATGTAATAGATACAGATGAAGAAATGTCTGAAGAATCGGAGGCTGATAGCGATGATTCAATCCATGATTTTATTGTAGAAGATGATGAAACCGAGTATAAGTTTTCAAAAGGTGCTAGAAAAGAACTAAGAAAGATAATTAAAGCATTTGAGAGTAGAGGAAAATGAACTTAAAGACAACACGAATGTATTATTAGATAGGGATGGATCCTCCACCTGTTACAACATTTCTTTTATATCTTGTTGTGTGGGCAGCATGGGTTTATACACACGATATTCTTGTACAAAAACAAAAAGTAAACTTCTCACTTAAACTAGATGATATTTTATATGACGATAATGTTTCGTTTTTAGATATTCAATTTTCAGAAAATGTTTTTATGTAAATACATTTCATTTTATTTCATTTCATTTAATAAATAAAAGGGGCACTAGCTCAGTAGGCAGAGCGCAAGACTTTTAATCTTGTGGTCATGGGTTCGATCCCCATGTGCCCTAGTCCCCCTTTGATTTATTGTTTTAAAATAAATAAATTGTATATATTAAATGAAAAAACTTTTAAAGAAAAAGATTGTATTGATTCCATTAGTATTAATAATTTTATATTTAGTTGTGGTTATAATATACTATCTTCAATTTTCAAGTGACGCCAAAGCATTCTGTGATAAAAAATTTGTGAAACCAGATCGAGTGAAAAGTTGGGCCGACAAAGATATAACACCTGAAGATATAGATACTATATTATTTGATGGTGCAGCAGAAAAAGGATATTCACTAGTTACTGACACCAAGAGGGTCAATCCATTCGAGTTGGACGAACCTGAACAGGAGGTATGGCGTATGATAACTCCAGATGGAAATCTGGAGTGGTTAGGTTATAAGGATCCGACATATCGAGAAAATAATATACAAGATAATATGAATAAAGGTATAAAAAAATATGAAGAAAACTATAAGAAATGTAAACAAGTTAAATTTTTTAGCTCGATTATATTTTCATTAGGAATGTTACAGTATATTTCGAAAGTTCGCGGCGGTGGCAGTTATGTGTTTGCGCCAGAATTTTTTTGGGTTACACCGGCGGCGTTCATGTCGTTTGCATGATAATTTCATGCTACTGACAATTTTAAAGAAGAAGGATCCTTGTTTATTTGAATATAAGGACACCCACCAATAGAAAGACATTCAGGATTTATTTTAGTTTTAATTCTGGGTGAACAGCCCAAATAAGAACCAATAAGGTATATAACCGAACCTATACCGATTATATTCATGATCATTCGTTTCTTTGTAATATTTAATTACGCCCTCCTTTAAACTCCTAGGAGTCTTAATTAAATATTCTATTCATTGAGCAAATCTATATAATACTTGAGTATTATACAAACTTGCATGAAAATTCATTCTCCTTCTACAAAAAATAGGTCTTAAGTAATGACTAAAAGCAGTATCCCAATTATCATAAAATTCAACCCATTCTCTCCATGGTATAACTCCACAACTAGATAAAGAAATAAGCATTCCAGAATTCCTGCGCTCTATAAAAGATGACCACGCCCCGACAGGCCATTCGGGTCTCAATTTTTCTACTATCATAGAAATGTATTGAATATTTGTACCTCTAAAGTTGAATATAATCTTTCTCCATGAAAACCCCCTGTAAGTTCTTTGAATGTAAACACATGCACGAACTCTTAAAATGTACGGTTTATAAAATTTTTGTATAATAGTTGCGAACTCATTGTAAGGTGAAAAATCCACACATTCGTTACTGTCATAAAAAAGAGTAAGGGCGGCTTTATCAGCGAGGGATGGAATAAACTGTTTCATTTTTCTTACGTAGTCTTACGAATCCCAAAGGACTATGCTACTTTTAAAATATTAACAATCTGGATGATAAATACCAAGAACCTCTTGTTCAAACAGGGAGTACATCAAAAGGTGTAGACATCTCACCCTAGACTTAAGTTCTGATATAACCTGACTTGCAGCCAATGCTACAGCCGCATCTTCCACGTCGGTAGATGTTGACTTAGCAATACATTGTTGCGCCATTTTTAGATCAGACAGTGCAAGATTATATCTTGCATGTACTTCCAAGCGATACTTAGATGCCTGAAAAAGCTCTGGATTATCAATGAGAGTATTCATTTTCAAATAATTTACCCAGTCTTAAGAACTCCAAAGAGTTTACTGGATTTAAACTAATTTTTATTTATGATTCGGAAATAGTAAGAGTAGAAATATCAGATTCGTTAATACGACTATTTAAATGGTTTGTCCATGCAGATTGTTCACCAGGACTAAGAACATCTGTAAAAAGATCTACAAACCTAGGACTTCCCTGAGGACATTCAGAAACGGGGTCATGAACTTGACGGCAAATGAATCTAGCGTTGTGTCTACAAGGACAGATACATTCTCCAAAATTGTCGTAGATGGAAAAATGTGTTTCTATCCATGGTTCTAATTTTTTTGGTCTATTAGTCATATGCCTTGGACAACATTTACACGAATTACACGTAGCTAATTTCTCTTCCCATGTTTTACCAGATATACATTCAAATTTTCTTCTAAGTATCCTTTGCATCCTAGACTCTTGATCTTCAAGTTCAGACTCCAGATCTTCATCTGTAAATTCTGTCAGTATACCTTCCATATTATAGTCCATAACAATATTCTCTTCGTCCATTGGATATATTTTACTATTGAATATTTATTTTAAATCTAGTATTTTTTTGTAATATTTGTATTTTAAATCTTTAAAACCTTTACACCACATTCATTAGATAAATCAGTAACAAGATCATCGTTTTTATAATCATTTATATATTTTACCTCTTTTATACCAGACGAGACCATTAATTTCATACAATTATAACAAGGTCTATGTGTTACATAAGCACAGCATCCATCTGAACTTACACCTCTTTTAGCACAATCTGTTATTGTATTTTGTTCCGCATGTACTATAGCTATATTATGATTATCTTTTATAACAGACTTATGATAACATCCTGGTATATAACCATTATAACCTTGTGCAATAATTCTATTGTCCTTTACGAAAATACAACCAACTTGAAGTCTTTCACAAGGTGAACGACTGGCTGTCAATTTTACCAATGCTTTGAAGTATTCTTCCCAACTAGGTCTTGTTTTATATTCTCCCATTATTAAACCATCTAGGTTCCTTTTAAATACAATATTTTTTCGTAAAATGTTCACGATTTGAAAATTACATCAAATTACATCGAATTACATAAATCAAAACGGACTTTGCTTATACCCACACTACGGGTATATTTTGTTTTTT